GATGGAGTAGCCCCTTCTATTGAGTCTTCGTAGAGCGCAGTCCATGTTGGAAATTTAGAAAGTATACTTCTAGCTGAATCTGATATAACAGGAGTTTCTATTTCATGTATCAATACATTGATAAAGAGCAATAAGCCAAGAGCGGTTACATCTTCTACTTCAGAAAATATTTCTAATTGTATTTTTATATATTTTTTTGAATTAGATAAAAATATGGAAGAAGAATCTATTGTTATTTCTGATTTCATCCATGGACCAGACTCATCATCTGATTCATATATCTGAAAATTAAATGTTGGTGTTTCGCTTCCGTGTAAGATTTGTAAAAGCGTGCTTATAGGAAACGATATCAACCCTTGAAGTTGTATCTATAAACCTGATAATATCAGGAGAAGCTGATTCGTAAATTACTTCGCCATAATTTGTTACATAAATTGCGTTTGGGTCATGCGATTCTGAGACCGAAACTGAAGTAGAAGGTGAAGCTAATTCAGTTCCAACAAAAGTATAATCACCTACTAAATTTAAACCAGTAGGAGATCTTTTGTATGAGTAGTTTTTATAGAATTTGTTGTTGTATAAATAAATAGGATCAGTAGTCCAAACATTACCAACCTTGTTGAAGTCTCCACTGCGAAGACCCAAGAGATAATTTTTCATTACTAATCCTCTTTAATTAATCTAGCCAAATAGAGTACTCAGAAGTAATTCCATTTTCTGGGTGCACGAACATTAAATGCTGACAAGGTCTGCTCATAGACGAGAAGTATTCTTGAGCATAGGTGTTATAGCTTTCTGGGGAACCAGATATTCTTAACATGGAGCTTCCTATTGTCATCTTAAATTGCTGATGATAATGGCCCATAAAAACATCATCAAAATGTTCAGGAATTGCTCCATCCTTCCATCCCATTATTTTTTTATAGTAACCATGGAAAGCATTTGGTGCAGGCATTTGATCACCATGAATTAACAAGCTGCTGTAATTGCCGATTGTATCAACGGCATACCAGTTTCTTTCTCCTACGCCATCTGGGATGTTAAAGGTTACTCTTTCGTTATCTCCAACAATCAATTCAATAATCTTATAGAGCATTCTATCCATGTTGGTTTCTGGATCGTGCTGTTTGCGGGCTCTTCCGCCTACCGCTCCATGGTTTCCTATCACGCCAGTAATGTGTACGTGATTGAAATTTTCCAATGCGGTCTTAACAAAGTTTCCAAGTATTCTTGGACCATTAACGGCAACTTGTCTATACAGGCCAGAGTCTATGAGGTGGCTTTGCCCAGGAAAAATCTCTTCACCTTCGACTATATCGCCCAACAACCAAATATGAAGGTCATTTACTTCATGATCCATTCTCTGGATCTCTGTTATTTCTAACAGCTTTTCTGTATATCTTTCTATTCTTTCTTCTAATACATTAGTATTATAGTCAGGTGTTACCTTACCCATTTGCCAGTCTGCAAAGACTACTACTGCAGTTTCTGGAACTTTTTCTTTATTCTTCTTTAAAGAAGGAGCTTTAATTTCTGGAAACTCAAAGCCGGCAAAGGCGTCGTAAGCTGCAGCGTAGGCTGCTCTTACAACCTCGTCTTGCACATTCTTAAGAGTCTGCACTCTCTTAGCTAATCTTCTATTTTCTGATCTTAGAAATTCATTTCGTGAATCAGATACATCTGACACTGCATCAGTAGAGTCATACTCTTCGTCTTTGTACATAGAAGGATCCTCTAAAGTAATGATAGAAGATTGAGTGTACATCGAATCTTTATCATTAATAAAATCAGTGATTTCATCATCACTTATTTCAGCTGCGTGCAGTGAATCACCTAATATATCGCCATTGCCGACACCCTCAAAAACAATACCCTTTGCTTGTCTAATGTTTGGAGCACGCACTATATACTTATTTGTTATAACAAAATTTTTCATATATCAAAGACCTGTGACTTTTTGATGTTAATAATTTGATTGACCCATTATAACAGATAAAACGCTAACACTTCCAGCTCCAGGATAAACTTTATCACTAGACGGAGTAAAATCTTTTATGGAAATAGATTCACCATTTGCACTTAGTGCGTTGATTGTGACATACCTAATAAAGTCCGAAGAAAGTCTTACCTGTCTTTCTATTTCTCCAACAGAAACGGTATCTCCTATGGTGAGTGAATTTAAATATCTCTTTACAAAAAGAGCTGCTTGATTCTTTATTCCAGCTTCTATCGTGCCATTTGCCGCAGATGCTACTGTGATACTTACCTGAACATCTATTGGTATTTGTTCTGCTATTCTAATATTAAATCTTACTCCAGCTGGTTTAACCGATGCTATAGCCGAAAGTATTATGTCTGGCATTCTTTTGATACCAGACAATGATTCTGGGACTACAATCACATCACAAGATCCTATACCATAGGAACTTTCTCGTATTCTAACATCTCTTACTCCCTTAACTGAAAGGGCCGCAAATCGTATTGATTCCGTCGTGCCCGCAGCTCGAGTTTTAATTGACGAAATTATTCTTCTTCTAAAATTATCATCTGATTCAGAATTAATTGCTGAGTATATTTCTTTTGTATTCATGCAATAGGCTACGACTCCTGGAGGAGCAATAAAGTTGTGTTGAGTTATGGAGCCAGTAGCGGCAACGTAGGTGTTGTCATCAAAATCTGGAACCGCCAAACCATACGCCCTAGTTGTGCCAGCAGCTATTGTAATGTCACCATTTAACTTAAATCTATATTGTCTTATCGCATAGCTTTCTACATCGGTATAAAGAAAAGTGTTACCAGGAATTGTTATATTTTGACTATATGGATTATCTATAAAAAATTCTATATTAAAAGATTGCCTCTCAAGTGCAGCGGCATCAGATATCTGTTTTCTTGAAACGCCATATAGTTCACCAATTAAATCAAGGTTTCTTCCGCTTGCAGTAGAAAGAGCACCTTGTCTAATGGTAAAATTTAAAGATGAATATAGATCTGCTATTTCTGTGCTAAAAGCCTCAGCAAACGCTCTGGCAATAGACCCGGGATAAGAGGCTGAAATCCCCGCGTTACGCTCCAGCGAATTCAGTACATTAACTAGAATGTCTGATTTTTCTTTTTCTCCATATACGGGCATTTATGCTCCTAGGCTTTGAGTTACAGAAAGAACTATTGGGTCTGTTTTATCCGTTATCATATGAACATCAAATCTAATTGAGTCTGAGCCGGTTGGGATTGCATCTATAACAATACTCCTCCCCCTAAAAATATCTTCTCTTTCTAGGGCAGCTCTTATTAACATCTTTCCCATTTCTCCGGTTTCCTTTGATTGTGGCATACCATATAGTACAGATAAATCAGTCCCCAAAGAAGGATAGATGTAAAAATCTCCTGGTTCAGTCATAAGCCTTAGATAGACCTGCTGTATGTCGTCTTGAGCAGAGGATGACGTAGCGGCTATATCTTTATTCCCATTAATTAATATATCACCAGTCATAGTAAAATGTAAATCAGACATTCTTTATTTCATCCGCCTTGCTCTTTGCTTGCGCAAATGTATAACCTTCTTTGATTAAACTTACTATATACTCTATATAATCAGGAGTATGTTCAGTCAATATATTTTGTACTAATAAAATTTGATCTTCAGATAAACCCTCTGTAGGAATTCGAGAACTATAACTTTGAGTAATTTGTGGCTCTTTTGACGCAAAACCGTAATCACTTTCTATAGTAATGGTTTTTTGTTTTTCTGATTCTTCTATGTTCTTAAGTTTAGCCAAATAATGATACGCATCGTTTTGGGCATTGTGTATCGACTTATGGTCAATTTGAACTAATGTTGGCTGAGAATAATCAATGGCTGAATAATTAAAATTAAAATTATTCCATCTTAGTCCATTTTCCGAACAAAAAAATCTAATTTTATCTGCGAATAAAGATATACTTCTGCTAGCTCCACTTATAATCATTCCTACGCCCGGAGATGCAAAAATCTCTATGTCTCCGTCATCATTTAATCTGATAAATGAACTATTATCTGGATGGTTTAAACCAACTTCTCTTTTTGAAAATTCATTTCTTCTTTTTAATTCATCGGATATTGGAAAATTCTTTTCTGGCTCTATATCACCTGGATAGCTAATCGTCATTTTTACCTCGACATAAACTTTGGTACACCGGTATTTACCGTATAATTATACATGTAATTTGAATCTAATGTTCCTTCTTCAAAGAAGGTAATTATATAAGCAAATCTTTCATTATCATCCCTAAAACCCACTAGGCAGCGTGCTCCAGGATTTGGAGCAACTGTTTGGATTCCTGGTATTGTAGGGCATGGAACCCCAGATATAATATTTCCTATTTCTCCAGAGTATTGATCGTCTATGATAACATCAGCTGAATTTGTTACTGGATCAAATTTCATTATTACACCAGGCCTAGTTTTTGCCTGACGCATTCTTGAGTTATCAATTTTAGATTGAATTTTATTATCAAATTTTGGATAATTTATTGCCATTGTTTTTCCTTATTTTTAATTTTAAGAACCTAGATTTACTTTTGGATAATCAACTCCGTCAATCCAATTCTCTAGAATTGTTTTATTATTTTTTGCTACCCAAATGTCTTTTTGCAGTGTTCTGGAGTTAGATAGAGATTCAGACATTAGATACTCTTTTAAGTTTTCTTTTGTTTTTCCAGTCATCTTATTATAAACATCATAAGCGTCTGCAAATCTACAAAATGATCCACTAGTTGAAGAAACCCAGCCATATTTAGGCGCATTAGAACCGCCGTAATCTCCCCATGGAAATACTGGTAAATCATTAACGATAGACTTTATATTACCTCTATCTATTTTAGATCTAAGAAGCCATACTTGATTTGTTAAATTCCATAATCTTGTATCAAAATTTCCTATACCTTTGTCCTGAGTTTTTCCTTGATCTTTTATTTTCTGAAAGATTTGTTCATTTGTTAAATTTTCTTTTTGCCAATTTACATAGGCCATTTTTGAAAATGGATCAATTTTTTCTGGTTGTGGTAACTTTATGTAAACTGGAATATTTCCACCGTCTTTTGAACCTGCAGATATTTGCCAAAGCCCAACTGCACCATATTGGTCAACTATATAAACTCTTCTAAGCGATTCTCTATTTGATATTGCCACGAATATAGCTGCAGCTTCGTCTGAAAAATATCCCACTTGTGTTAATGCTAAAAATACTTCTTCTGGTTTAGGAGAATTGGTATTTCCAGTAAAATCTCTTCTGAAAATATTTGTTGGCATTGGGCCATATGGAGATGGTTGATTTAGGACTAGATTTACTGCTGACTTTGCTGCCGAAGAAGTTCCAGAAGCTGAAGCTGGATTGTATAAAAGCCCACCTGGACCCGAATAAATGCCGCCTCTTGCTGGAGAAAAACCAATGTGTATATGGTTATCGTGAACCCCAGAAGTATCTCTTTTTAGTTTTAAGTATTTTAAATTTGGATACTTAGCCCATAATTGATTTGTTTTACTATCGTAAGTATCATAAGATTGATCTACATATTTTGCGGATACGGCAATGTAGTCTGGGATTAGGTACGGAGGCATTGCGTTCATTTTTTCCAATAAAATCATTAACTGTTCTACATGACCCTTAGCAGTATTGATGGGACTTGGATTTGATCCAGAAACTTTTTGTATTTTACTAAAATCAAAAGCTCTACCAAAGGCATGATCGGTTATTGCATTTGCTCCAGCTCCCTCGGCTTTTGGAGAATCATTCTGTCTTTCAAGGCCAAATCCACCTCCAATTTTTAATGATGAGCCAAAAGAGTCAGACAACAAAGCTAATAAAAATTCTGTTAATGATGCGGATACAAAGGCTCGTTCTGATCCGGCAGATATAATATCTGCGGCTATTCTTCTATCAACAGCATCGGTGAGCCCAGGAACTATAGTGCCTGTATTATACTCTGCTTGAGTATTCGAATTATCAATATCAAATAAAAAACCACCTTTAATACCAGTGCCCAATTTTGAGTCTAGTAAGCCAGCCCTCTCTGAATAGTACGATTTTTGAACATCCGTTAATTTAGACATTCTTGCAATTGGCATTACTCCAGCACCAACCATAGGCGATTGGCCATAGTTAACAGAACTATGTCCATAGCCACCTACATTGTATACAGTCTCAGATAGTCCTCCAACAGAGTACTTTGATCTAATTGCAGAATCTAAATCACTAATAAGTCCATCATTATACTTTCTACCAAGAGATCCAGAAGTTAAAAAACTAGTTACCACCTCTGCCTTAGGCCTAGTTTGATCTGTTATTTGATACTCAAAGGCGCTTGTGGCTATTGAATTAAGGCTTTCTCTAGCTACATCTGCCCTAAACATATTGCCATAATTTTCATTACCAAAAAGTTCTTTGCCCGAAGCTGCCGAAAGAATGTCGGTTGAGTTTAATGTTTGTCCTTCGTATCCGTCTTTCCGCTAAAGAAGTTTTTGTAATTGCTATTCCATTTTTAGGAACAATATTATCGACTATTGCTTTAGTAAAAGATTTGGAATCAGTTAAATTTTCAGAATTGATATTAAAAAAAGACATATTATTCCACCTTAGTTGGTATTCCAACAGAGTCTATTGCTTTATTAACCGAATCTGATTCAGTTAATAAATCATTTGTAAAAACAGTAGCCAAGTTATTTATCACTAGCTCCCAGTTAAGAGTATACGGAGTTCCATCATCATAGTACTCATCCCAAAGCACCATTGGCCATCTCGAAGCTGATTTATATATTTGCTCTAGTCTCTTCATTTCTACCATTACAGAGAATAATTTTCTTAATTCTGGATTAGTTATTTCACTATTTCCAACTATGTAGTTTGTAATATGATCCACTACATTGGAAGAATTAATATTATTAAATATAACTGAATATTTTGTAAAAATTACTGAATCTTCATAAAAACTATCTTTAAAAGCTTTTTCTATTTTTGACTTATCAAAATTATACAAAACAAATAAATTATATACAAAATCTTTAAGACTAATTAATTTTTCTTCAGAAACGTTATAGAAGATAGTAGCGAGTGTTCTTCCATATATTTCTTTTAGATAATTAGTTTCTTTATTAAAACCAGCACCGGGTTCAAAATTTTCTATATCAGATTCACTAGCAAGTCCGCCTGTTTCTCTTGACTTTTTAACTCTTAATAAGAATACTCTACCTTTCAACGCATTAATTGTAAACTGGCTACTCTTGAAACCTGGAGAAGATTTATCGATTATTTCTACTTCAGATGGCTGCTGATTGTAGTAGGCCGAAGTTACAACCGATTTTTCAGGAGCATTTATTCCATCAAAACGAACATCAAAAGAATTCCCACTTAATATATCTACAACTCTTATGGTGTCAGCGTCTTTTACTCCAGTGTTTTCTATGCCAATAGTTGTATCTAATTTGCATAATATTTTAAAGAAAGGTTCAAATGTAGTTTTTTCTGGACCAAGACCAGAAAGATTAAGGACCTGTGCATGAACTAAGGCATTTTCGTAACTTATATATCTAACTAACTCTTTTATTTCTGTTTCCTGCCAACCAAGACTCTTGAATATATCATCGCTTCTCACATATGCGTAGCCGTCTGCTGTTCTAACTTTTCTTCTTACGCCCAACATGCCTGGAAGTAATGCTTTTGAATGATACCTTCCAACGACCATGCCTTGATTATAGGAAAGACCAGCATCCATTGGTTGTCCATTTTTATTTAGATATTGCACATAACACCCGTGTTGATCGAGGAGGTTATCCCTAACCCACTGCCAACCCTTCCAGGCAAGCTGTCCGAATATTGGCACCGTAGCAAGCCCAAGTAGGGCTGAGCCGCCCACTAATCCAACAGCTGCAGAACCACCAACAACTCCAGTTATTGCTGCCGCTGCTGTTCCACCAGATACCGTGCCATTGTTTCCGTTAATTCCAGCTTGCTTTCTAATTGCATCAGTAAAAGTTGTGCTTGAATCAAAACTACTGTGTGTTAGACTTGCAACAACATCTTTTATAAGAGCAGAAGAACCATGTGTATACTGTATTCCGCCAAGCATCTGGGGATTTAAATTTTCTGAGAGTCTGTCAAGAGATATGTCTCCACCAAGAGTTATTCCAGAATTATCTGCCCTAATAGCATCTAAGAATAATCTTGTGTCATTTCTTATTGCCTGCATGTTCATCCATGAATCGATCCATGATGTCATAAACCATTTTGCTGGGTCATTTACGGTTACAAGTGCATTGGGGGTTATTGAGGTTACAAAACCAAGTTCAGAAGTAAAGTGATGGATAACTTGCTCTACTTCAAACAAGCCATACATTCGCTCATACACGTCAGCTATATAAACTATGTCGTGTGGCCTTATATCTGGATTGCCTACAATTAATAATTCTCCACTATATATATCTTTAATATTTTCTTTAAGATGTGAAAGGGCAACTCTTTTAGCCGCTAGCTCGTCAGGAGCGCCTGTTGCATTTTTTGATATTCCCCTTCCGGTTTCAAAGGGATGCAAAATCGGATGTAGGAATCCAAAGAATCCACTTCCAACAATATTGTCAAAATATATTCCAGTTTCAACTGTTGATTCCATTTGTCTTTCTGCTGGCGCACCCTTGTCAAGAGCCACTGTAACTGGATATTTCCCATCAGATACTGCTGTAATAACAGTGGAAACATTTGTCGTTGTTTCCTGAATTTGATTTGAAAGAATATGACTAAATGAACTTAGGTAATGTATTCTCTGAAACGGTTCTCTAATTTCTACTACTGGTTCTCCATACTCTCTTGTGAATGGATTATCAACAGCCCTTAAAAGCGAACCAGGTCTACCAAGTTGGTAATAAATAGAATCATTAAGAGCTCTGTTTAAAATATTTGCTTGTTTTGATAGAGAACCTACTTGGGATAATCCATAACCAGTTTGTAACATGTTTAATTTAAACATATTAATCAAACCACTCAATGCTGTTCCCATTGCACTAAAAATAGGACCTATGTTTCTATCCCAGAAATTGTCTAATCCACTAGTTGCTCTTGTGAAGAAGTTTGAAGCGGTGCTTCCTTCGCCTTTATTGTTGTATAATAATTGTAAAAATTTCTTTTTATCTTTAGCGTAAATATTGTTTGGATTAATAAACGCTGCAAATATTTTATCTACAGATTTAAAATCCCATTGATCTTCGCCTCTCGCAGTCCCAAGTCCAATTCCCATTTTTCTAGATGGCTTAAGCACAAGCCAAGCTCTCGCATATGGGTCTGCCCACATAGCCTGCCTAAATAAACCGACCACTACAAGAAACAATTGTTGGGGAGTTTTGATTACTGGATTTGGCTGTCCACTTAATTGTGCTAAGACTTCACTATTGTCTATTAAAAAGTTCTGCCTAAAAGCTTTTATCTTATCTAACGTCATCAAATTAAAATATTCAATTAGTCCACCCTCTGATACTGGTGCATCTATAAAGTTTTTTCTTGCAAATTCTATTGCTGCTACTTGAGATGATGTTGTTTCATTTCCAAATAAAATTGAAAATTCATCGTTAGCCGTACCGCCAGTATCTTTAAACTTTTTAAATATATCTTTTGGTATATTTCCACCAACAAATGCACTCATTATTTCTTCAGAAAGAGGTTGCTGACTATCGGGGTCAAATCCAAAAGTATCAAAAAATATTGTTTTGACAGAATTGTAAGTATGATATCCGAACCTAAATTGATCCCATATATCTTGAGCTGTACTTAGACTTCTTCCATCCCCAGCAATTACAGAAACATTTAGGTCATATCCTTCATCGTAATACTTCCTTGCTTCAATTGATATTGAGTCTCCTAGGTTAAAAACTTCTTTAAACTGCTTTCTGCCGCTTTCAGAAAAAGTTAGGGGATCACCAGTCTCTGCTGATTCGTCATCCAATATCTCATAGCCTGCATCTCTGCTGATTACAGTCTCTAGTTCTTTTTTATTGTCACTAAATATATATTTATAATAATCTGTATAGTTTCCTGAATAGGTAAAAATTGAGTCAGCTGATAATTCGGCTAAAGAATAATATTCACCAACACTACTTCTATATTTTTCATAATCATCTAATCTATCGGGCACAAAACCCTGCACATCACCGCCAAGCTCAGCTCCCTTATAGGCAGACCTCATCGTAGCCTTTAGTTCTCCTTCGAAGTTACCAAAGCCAATTAAAAAGTCTTCAAGTTGTTTATCTGAATCATCTACTAATGTAAATTTTCTGCCTGGAACAAAAGCACTTGTTGCTACACCTAATGGTATTGTGTTCGGCACAAAAGCAAAATAGCATTCTCTTGGGATTGGAAGATCGCTATATCCCTTACCTTTATTAAATAATTTTTTTTGACCATCAGAAAAAATTACATCGTCACCAGAAACTATTCCAAGAAAGTATGCTGCGTCTGGAGATACAACAGCATCTATTGTTTTCTCGTCTACATCTAAATTATATTCACTGCTATCATCAGATGTTCCTTCTGAAAGGAAGTTTGACGTATTTTCTCCCCAAAGAAAGTATGCTGGTTTGCAAACTACGCCATTATTTGTATCTGGATTATAAACTAATACGTGAGCATTTTTATACTCATCGACACTTCCAATTAATTGACTTGTTTCTGAATTAAAATATTTTTTTGTAAATTTTGATATTTCAGATTCATTTGCATTTGGTTTATATGGCCATCTCATTGCGATATAGAACTGTTCATCAGCTGCACTTCTTGGCATTCCCCATTCAGAAAAATCTATTTCTGATGTACTTGTTTTTTTAGGAAGTGGCATTGATATAGCAAAACGCTCTGCACCAATTATCTCGCTAAGTGGTACATCAAAACTATATGAGTTTAAAGTAACATCTGCTATATCATCTACTCGAAGTTTTTGATCAACTATATTTATATTATCGACAACCAGGTTGTTTGCAAACGTGTCTCCATAAACAGAGGAAACGCTTTGTATATAATCATCGTATACATCTTGATTTGTTTCTGACGCTACCCCATCATCGCCGCCGCCGCCAAATATTTTACGAAAAGCCCATTTACCTGCAGCGAGTACAGGCTTAGCCATAAGAATATTACCAACAGTTTCGTCTAATACGTCTTCGGCAATGTCTAATCCTCTGCGGAATTTAGAATATCCATCAATTGAATCATATTGAAATGCAAAGTTTTCTAAACCATAATCACCGCGTACATCAGCCCTGTTTGTAAACATGGGGAATCTAAATCTTGAGGGAAGCTGGGGGATTTGGCTATGTACTTCTGCCGAAGATATAACTTTAGAAGTTGTTTTATTTTCTCCAGTAAAAACAGAAGAAACCGGAAGGTGGAAACCCATTGTAACTACACCTTTTGTTTTTGGTATTTTTCCTACAATTTTTCCATCTTTAATTAAACTTTTTGATTTGTTAGAATCAAAATTAATTACCTGACCCTTTAGTTTTGCTGAAGCTCCATAATATTGTTGTGCATTTTGTTGCATAGATGCCAATGCAGCGACTACATCTGTTGGTTCTGTATCTCTAATAAATGCGTTTGCGTCTGCATATGAACTAGTATTTTTATTTATTTCAGTTATTATTTTAGCCAACTCAAAATCTGGACTAACTACTTCAGGACCCATACTTATTCCAAGTTCGCCCATTTTTTTATCGCCCGGATACCCAGTTGTTACTGGCACAACACCAGATGTGTACAGCCAGTGAGGCTTACCATAAAATACTGTTGACCTATCTTCAAACGGCCTGACTGCAACTATGTAGTTTGGAAGTAGTCTTGCACATGTTTGAAACAGATCCCAAACAGATCTCATGTATGTTTGGGCCCTAAATGAAACTTCATCAAAACCAGGCATGTCGTCATCTAAGCCTGAAGTTAAGCCCAACATATTAAAGATATTATTGCCACCCCTTGTCCCGAGCACTCCGAGCAGACCAGCACCAACGCCGACCGTAATACCAATTGGCCCACCAACAACAGCAGCTGGACCCAATATACCTGCCATTGTAATTAGCGACCCTACGGTAGCTGATCCGGTGTTATCTCTTATTTGGCCTGAGCCAGTTAAACCCTCAACAGCTGTTTTTGCGTCAGGATTTTCTTCTCCATATTTTTGAACAAGTCCATTCCAACTTCTATCTGTTAATCTAGATAAATATTCTATTCTTTCATTTGGTTGAGAAACTGGAGTTATTGAAGAGACAGATGTCCAACCATCTCCCAAGTCTCCACCAAGAAACTGTGCTATTCCTGTTCCGTTTCCTGGATAAATATTTCTTTTAAATATTTCAAAATCTCTTGCTTGCGTAAAGTTTGACCACAATTGATTCATCAAAGAAAATACTGGAGTTCTAAACTCAGTTGTTCCAACAGCTATGTCCAATGCAGCTCTTCCAGTTCCAGAAGCGTCTCCCGTACCAACTGTGTTATAGGCGTCTGCTATAGCGTCTATTCTTGCTTGATGCTTTCTTTCTTCATCCGTAGTAAGTGGTTCATAAACAATAGAACCAAAATGTCTTATTCCAAATTTATTTTCAGAAAACACTAGGCCTCTATTGGCATAAGCAATGCCTTCTCTAAATCTAGAGGCTCCCATCGAAAGAAGTCTTACCATTAGATCTCTTGGTTCAGAAAGCCAAAGACCAGTATTTATTCCACCATCTATTTTTCCGCTATCACCTTTTTTATTAGTAGAGTTTACAACAGCACCTAATTCTATTGCGTCTGACTGCGCCGTAACCGTAACTATTTCACCAAGTTCTACTTGGCTAATAACACCATTAAATAAAGTCTGAAGAGAGTTTGGATTTGCACCATAGCCACCCCTTAGGTGAACTCTAACACCTGGTTTTAATCTTATGTTTTCTATATCAACAACATAATCATTTTTCATGTGAGCCATTACATTTCTGGCTTTATTTAAAGTGACATCTATTATAGATGAAAGACCATCGGTAAGACTGGGATTATCTTGAGAATATTCTGAATCTACAGAAAAAAATGAAGCTGATTCTTTTGTTGAAAGTTTTGAATAAAGATTTGATACTCTAAAAACTAATGTATCACCAAGAAGATCTTCGGATTGTATAACGGAAAAATCTATTATTGATTGGAGTCCATAAAAATTATCAAACAGTTTAACGCCGGCAAAGTATCCACCTTCATCTATCAGCCATAACATATAGGTTGGAAATGCTCTTAACATTCTTCCGGATACATCTCTGTACTGAGTGTCGACTAACATTTTCTCCCAGTGAGATTCAACTGTGTCTACTGGCTTTGAACTGTTCATTACTTCTGGGCTTGTGCCAGCACCATGCGAATATGGTTGTTGATAATTCGAATAAGCGGTTGAACCAGCTATCGCTGATTGAGTAGCGGAGTACGAGGGGTCAGAATGCTTATCCGATATTCCCCTGGGTTCTATCTTTGCACCTTTTTCAGTTTTCTTTACATTAACCCCGTCTAATGTAAGATAAAATCTTCCATCTTTATTAGTGTCAATATATCCTAAATTTGTACCAAGAGCAGTTTGTATTGAGGCGGGTATTTTACCTGGTTCATCTTTATCTTTTATGGGATAAACATTAATAATATGATGAAATTCTAATTCATCTGGATCAAAGCTAACTAACTTTTCATCTTTTAAGCTGTATTCTCCATCTAAAGCTTTCTTCAGACTTGCTAAAAGATCAGAACTGCTAGAACTGATATTCCCAACCTGGTAAGGAGCCGAAGACACCTTGTTCATAAATTCCCCTACAGCCTCATTAGCTTCATTTTCTGACTCTGTATATTCTAAATAATCTGTAATTAAATTTTTCTTTAGGAAATTTATTTGATTTCTTTCATTTGAATCGTCCATTCCAAAATAATTCGGATCATAAATTACTTTTTGAAAAACAGAAATAAATTGATCAAAATTTATATCAGTTTTTTCAATAAAATAAATTACATCGTTTAATACTTGTTTTCTAGCTTCTTGGACAAGACCGTTTGTTGAATTTGGAGATGGATATGTTCTTAGGAAGTTAATTATTTCATTTGCTATATGAGAATGCATTTCTTTATTTATTTTTTGTCCGACGCCATCATTCGGGTTTGGAATATCTAATTCTTTTGGAGCTGTAGATATATTATTTATAATATCTTTATCAAACATATCAAAGCTTCTAAAGTAGAAGTCTGGATCTAAGTGGCCGACTGTTTCATTCTTATCATTTTTTACCTCAAGAGGAAGATCTGGGTATGCGTTGAATAATCCCCACATCTGTTTTATTCTAAGGAATGGATTTCTTTTTGTAGAAAAATGTTCTATTAATTCTCTTTGTTGATTTGAGTCTAATTTTTCTCTAGCTTGTTGAAACACATCAAAGTCAATCAAACTTATATTTACTTCATATACATGTGGAAAACCTGGAATTGTATTAACTGAAAAATTAGATGGCAGGACATATTTAACGCCAGACAGCGCAGTAACTATATTTTTTATTCCGATAAAACCAAGAACACCTGTAGAATGCTCTAATCTTGCAAGTGCATTAACGTGATCAAATATTCTTTTTAATTTAGTTAATTCTTTTTCTCCAATAATTTTCATTGAAATATTAATAAAAGTATCTTTGCCACCTATGTGTTGATATGTCGGTTCGTCTTGCATTTGCAATTGCAACTTAGCGATGTTGTTACCGAGTGTCAACGACACGCCAGTAACTATCGCTGCGGCGGGGTCAAGATCTACTTTCAACATGGGGACTTCCCATTCTCTAAATGTAAATGCTCCCTGCTTTGCTCTTGCTGCTTCAAGTAGTTCTTCTATTGGTGCACTTTTAAAGAATTTTTCATAAAGTGTTAAATTAAATCCTTCTTTAATTTGATCTCTAACTCTATCGTAAATTTTTTGATATGCAGTTGTGCATTCTTTTACAATCTCTGGAACTGGTACTCTGGCTTTTCTGGCTTGACTATCTGCTATTGCTTTTGTTTGTTGATGCAAAAGACCTTCAGATGATTTAGAAATTTCCTTCAACAGCTTCTTCATTGTTTGAAGATTGGTATCTTCATATGAAACAGAATTAAATATATAAGTTTTTGTTCCAGCTTGTGCTGGAATATTTGTACTATCAAAATCTAAGATATAACTTTGTTCTGTGCCATCTAGTGAATTTTCTTTAACAAATAGTGTTGCAACATAACTATAAACCTTTTTACGATATTCATTATCATTTAATCCAGCTGTTAAAATATCCATTATTGTCAATAGGTGATATCTTATGTTCGGATTAATTCCAGTATTCTTAGATAAGCTATATGTATTACTTAAGCTCAACCCGTACCCAGCGGATTCATTTATGTCTATTCCAAAACCATTTAAAATTTTTCCCCAATAGTCTTGACTTTGATCGCTCAACAATCTTTCTTCATCATTTCTAAATGAAGTAGCGTCGGGTAAAAATATTTTTGTTTGAGTTTCTGCTGGAACATAAAAGCTTATATTTCTTCCATCGTTCCACTCTGATACAATATTTGTTTTTAGTATATCATCGTAATATGCAGCTTGTTTTGTCAACGATGCACCATATGGGCTTACTGCGTATTCACCGCTGCCAACGACTACTGTCCCCGTTTTTGCGTTTGTTTCTTTTGAATTTTTTTCGTCAGTTGTCTTCATCAAGAAGCTCTGGTTTACATAGCTATGAAGAGCACCAGCAGCCTTGCCCATAAACTGCCTATATTTACCCCAATGTATTGCTTGATTAAAATCATTGATCATAGGAAGTAGTGGTTTATGATTAAAGTTTAAAAGCTCTATATCAACTGCTAAAGCAAATGGAAAATTGGGAACTGTTGATATTGATAAGCCTGATAGAGCTACTGCAGTTATTCCATGAACTCTATTAAGATAGTCGTTTCTGACTGGAAGAAACGGAGAGTATTTAAATGCGGCCACTAATCCACGGAGCGAGGATAAAAACTTATCTATCTTTTCGTCACTTGAACCATCGGTTTTAAAATCAATTTCATAGTTATCTTTAAGGACTATCTTTGAAGCGTCATCTATGCTTATTCCCCAAATTTCTTCATAGTTAGGAAAAAATAATCTCATTTTTATAGAGCTTTCTTTATAACCAGAATTAAACTTAGGAGTATTTTTTTGCCTTAATGCTCCGCCTGTTAAGCTGCCAGTTTTAAAAGCCGTATTTACATCTATCGATAGTGGTGGAACAAAAAAATTCGCCGCACCAATTCGTAAATGGAAAACATCGGGAGAAGTTGGTTGATTATTTTGCCTGTACGGAGAATTGTCTAATACTTTTTTCATTCTCTTTGCCGTATTTTCAAAATTAAATGCCATTGTAAATACGGATTCTTTAAATGATTGATTAGAATCATTTAATCCTCGACCAAAAGCTTTTTCAAGACTCGCTATAAAGTCTTTCATATTATTAATGCTGTCGTCAATCTCGCCATTAACCTCACCGCCACTTGTCGAGTAGTCGGCAGTTACTGCTATTGCGTCAAATAAAAATGTTACAAGACTAGGAAAATAACTATTAATAATGCTAAGAGTAATAGGATCGTGTGATATGTTTCTAACAACATTGGTAAGCTGTGTTAGCCAAGCTGTGTCTCTGACCGGATCAAGCGCACGTGCGGCACCAGTTTTTGCCGAATCAACAGAAGATAGTCTTTGTCTACCAAATTCTGAAATAGGAAGTGCCCTAAAAGCTAAATCGTACAATCCTGTATCTATAACTTTTTTAAATAATTTAGATTTAGATTTTCTATCTAAAATTTTTATTCTATCTAAATCAGATCCACTAAAAACTCTTAGAGTAGCAGCTTTGCTTTCTTCATAATCCTGACCCAAACCCCCAAGAACGCTGTACTTGAGCATTTGATCAAAGTTATTTCTTTGAACAGCTTGGAATCTGTTATCCAGTTGTTTTAATAGTTGAAAGAATTTTTCTTCTGCTGCGTCAGGAAATACACTAATATATTGATTTTCTGAATTAGATGCATTTTCGTTATTAGACATAGTTTATATTAAATTATTTCTTTTATTTATTAAACTTACAATTTGGGAAGAAGATCCTTCCATAGTATTATTTGTTCTATTGTCAATTATACTTCTAAAATTTCTTTTTGTAAAAGAATTTTGTTTTAAATCTCCAGAGTGAGAAGCAAAGTTTTTATTATATCTGGCTTTTTGGATTGATGGATTTAAGTATCCAGTTCCATTCATTTGGATGTGTGTCGAAGATCCCTTGTCTAAGCCCTCCCAGGAGCCCTTGAGAGCGTCAGATTGTCCCATGGTGCCCTTTGGTGCATATTCGACGCTTTGAGCCCCAGAAACGTCTGAGCCGCTTGATATGTTCTTGCTGGAGGCTATTCTTGCTGCATACTTATTGGAGGTTTGCGTTCTTGGACTAGTGTCTATTCTTTTAGACGCGGCGTCCTTTAAGTTTTTATTTTGTTTGTCTGCACCGAAAATCATATACATTAACCTTAATATGAGCTAGCTAGCTGCTGATAAGGATCCGTTCCAACTTGCGGGATTCCAGAGTACATAGTAGTGTCCATGTCGAAGTTTCCGAGCCCCATAGCCATGTCTTGAAACTGCTTAACTTCATTTCTATTACCATATAAATTAACTTTATAGCTTACTCCGGGATTATAGGATACTGTTCCTATTTGTGGAATTTCAGAAGCCCTACTTGGATATTGGTTTTCATAAGCTGAACCCCCAGGAAGCATTGGGGGACCTTGCATCTTTTCTGGAGTATGATCTTTAAATCCTTGATACGCGAAGCTGCCAACAATTAATGCTCCAGTTGCATATATTGAATTTTTAAATAGATTATTATTTTTAAATAAATTTTTTAACTGTCCAGATTTAAGATATTCAGAGAATCTAACATACTTACCTTTTGCCCCTAAAAACTTTGTATAATCTTCGTCATTCATGGCTGCATTAATTGATTTTCTTAAATTGTCATCACCAGTAAATGTTGATTTTCCAGTTGCGGTCAATGCTTGCATAGTTGCTTGATCCTGCTGCAATATTTGATTAGATGCTTGAGTAGTAATAACGTTTGCTCTTTGTCTTGCTAGTTCAGCTTCTTCTGGAGATGCACCTTCTAGAACTTGACCCATCGCAGCTTGAGCCAAATATCTTTCTTCACTTGAAATTGAAGTTGATCCAATCATATTCTCAAAATATTCCTTAATTGCACCCATAGTTTGATCGGGACTGGTGATGCTAGTAAATCGCTTAGAAGATGTTAAATCATTTAATACTCTCTCTTCTAAATCTCCAGCTGTAACCCTAAGTGCAGCTGCTTGCCTTCTGGAACTAGTTGTTCTAACTTGTCCAGCAAAGTTTTCATCGTCTGAATAATAAAGTCTTGATAAATCAAATTTACCTTTACGATTTAAAGATGCTCTTTCTGCTGACACTTTATCTACTGCAGTTATTATTTCTTCTTTTGACAAGCCAGTTATTTGTTGTGCTCCAGTTATATCTTCGTATACTTTTTGGCCTAATCTATATCTTCCCTCGTCCGCTAAAATTTTTTCGTATTCAGCTGATTCATTTAATAATCTGGCTGTTACATCTTGATAATCTTCAGAATGCTTATCGAGTAAGACTTCTGCTACCTTTCTTGCTTCATCGGAAATATTTGTTGCACTAAGAATATGGTCTTGGGGCCTGTTTGCTGAAAGAAGCTTGTCTATTAAATTAAACTGAGCTGCTTTTTCAGCCGTCTGTTGATTTATTTTTGCAAGTGTTGCGTATTTATGATCTTGAGATGCTCCGAATATTCTGCTAAGTGTTGCTCTCATTTCGCTCGGAGAAGGTTTTACTTTTAGTAAATCTTCTTCTAATTGATCTAATTCAGCTCCCGTTAATATTTGAGCTCTCTTTGCATCTTCGATACCTTTTCGGATGTTATCTAATAAAGTTTTAATATCAGCATCTGAAAATCTATCTTCTAATAAAATCTGATCTATGACTGGCCTCAAGCTTGCATCAAACTGTCCACCAAACTCTTGAGATGTCATCAAAGCAGTTGCAGAACCCATTCCTCTTCCTAAGCGTTCAATTAATGTTTCTCCAGTTTTATTCAAGTTCATATCCCCGCTCAAGCCCAACGCTTGTATTGCGGCTGCTTCTATTGCAGTTTCATCTCCACGCATCAACATTGCTTGAGATATCAAGTTTGAAACATCTTGAAGTTTATTTTTAGAGTCTCTTAAGGATGCTTTAAATACTGAACTAGAATAGTTTGTCGATGCGTCAATTGCTGTTTCTTGCCCAAGAAAAGCTATATCTCTACCTATTATTTTTTTTAATTCATCACTAATCCCAGCAGTTTTCATTATTTGTTCCATGTAATCATCAAATTGGTCAAAAGTACTAGTGACAGTCGCGCTTCTATTAACGTAAACGCCAAGTATATTGTCGTCTTCTAAAGATGCTTTTTCCATTTTTCTAAATACAGAATTAGTCAAAAGAGCTTCTAAGCCTCGATCATTTTGATTATTGTTAATTAGTTCAATTAATGTTTCTTTTCTTATTGTTTCGTCGGTATTTGATAGTGCGTTTTTTATCTTTTTATATAATCCTGGGTCTAATGCATTTTTATATTTATCAACTAAATCTTTCATTTGACTATCTAAATTAAAATCAAATACGCCTTTTTCTTTAAATATTCTGTAAGTATTACTTCTACTATAAAATTCTGTATTCCTTAAGGCTGATGGACCATGGTCGACAAGACTTTGGAGCAATCGGGGTTCCATTTTTCCTATATCTCTGTTCATTTTTTTATATACATTTTGTATTATTGTTCCTATATCTTCTTCTTTTATAGAATCAAAATCAATTGACTTTGCACCAGTGCCAGTAAGTGAATTCAGCAGTGTTTCTTCTAGCGTTCCCTTTACGGTTATGGATCGTAGTGTTTGCAAAAAATCTTCTTTTTCTCCAAATAAAGCTCTTAAAGTATTAGCGTCATTTAACTTTGCACTAGCGATAATGTTTTCTTGTAAGCCAGAAGGCTGTCTTGTTAGACTGAAGGCCAGTCTACTATTGCCGGCTACGTCATCATAGGTCATAAGTCTTGGCAAGCCTTTATCGTCCAAGTCGAATCCACCTAATGATTGAAAAAATTCTGGGACAGAACCAGCTGCAAAGAATAGTCTTCCATTACTAATCCTAAATTTTAATAACTCTGCTGTTTGATTTTGACCAGCTAATTTAAAATTAATATTTTCTATACCCTTACCGAGTATAGGTGATTCTCCTCCACCCAAAGCTCCGGCTGTTTCAGTGCTTACAGCAAATCTAAACACGTTGGGCATTGCGGGCAAATATCTTATCTGACCTTGATTATTAGTAGTCATACTAAATGCTTGTGACGCGAACGCATTATGTAAGAGATTCATCATTTCTGGTGATTCTTTTGGTCCTATTCCAGATTGATGTAGTTCAAGAATTCTTCTTGCATATTCTTGATTTCTTATTTTTGCTGATCTCATAGAGGGCGAAGCATACGAAAGATCTTCTGTAAGATTTCTACTTAACATATTTCTAACTTTTTCAGGAAGAACATCTGAATCTACTGCTCCCTTAAAATCTTGCAGCAATTGATCGGAATACTGCTGCATTGATTGCAGATCTTCTAAGCTTGCAAAAGGGGAGTTAAACGCAGTAAGAATAGGGTCGGCATATACGGGGCCACCCGATGATCCAAAACCGCTAATAGTTATAAAGTTTTTAGATCCAGCTAAGCCTATTTCTTTTTTCATTCCAGATCGACCTATTATCATAAAAACATTATCAAAAGAACTGTCAAGATTTCTAATATCAAATGCTGTTTTTATTCCAAGTCCACCATAAGATCCTCTACCAGTTACCTGATAAAGATTTTCTGCTCTACCAATAACATTTCTTCTTTGTTGTAATTGTTCTAGCTTTTGCATTAGCTGTTGTTTATTTGCTGGAGAAGTTGTGCTATCGATATTTTGTTTTAATTTATTTATTTCTGCATCTAGTTCTTTAATCACACCATTTTGTTTTCCTTTTGTTCCATGAATTACTTTACTATTTAGAACTGCAACACCATCAAATTCTTTTTCTGCGTCATCCATAAACTGTTTAAAGACTTCATAGTCATCGTTACTTAATATTCCTTTTACGCTATCCAGTAATTCTGCATTAGTGGTTGAATCTGATATTATTTTTTTTATATCTGCTTTTCCAAGAACATTATTTATAAATTTTTGTGGATCTTGAACTGTGTTCTTTAAAGAGTTTTCTAAAGATTTGTTTAAAATTGTTGCAGAATCTATCTGTGCTATTGCTTTTTGTTGCAGTGAATTTGCATCGCCTAGTCCAAGTTGTTTTTTTAGAATGTCTAAACCCTCTTCAATGACAACATATTTAGGGTCTTTGGTTCCAAGAGCGGCTCTTATTGTATCTTCAGTTATAGTTATATCTCTTTCTGAGATTAAACCTTTCATTCTTTTGGTAATCTTTTCCATGAATGAATCTAATGGATCACTACTGTGAAATATACTGGCAAATTTTTCTTGATTGAATATAGGATTACCAATAACGCTTAACATATAATATGTTTCTTCGTCAGATAATATTTTACTACCAACTTTTAATTGTAGTAAGTTAGCACCTTCGTTATCGATAAAAGGGATAAACCCACCTTTAGAAGGATCTCTTTGCGACATTTCTCTTATTGTTTTAAGAAAGTCTTTTGGCTTTGACCCCCTTTGTGTTTTACTTGCTATTATATTTGCGCTTACATCTGTGCCGAGGGAAGCAGTGTCTATGCCCATAGCTTTGAGTTTTGCTGCGGTTACTGTATCTAAACTTTTTTCTTTTAGATTTTTTTGTATTTCACTTAATATTTCACCGACTTGAGCGTATTTTGGATTATTTGGATTATTGGCTAAGTTTAATATAGAACCAGATGCAGCTGTTATGGATTCAAACTGCGTCATCATTAAACGGCTTGCTTGAATAAATGCTTCTTGTGGACTATCTAATCTTTCTCCCGTTGCAGAAACAACATATTTTATGGCGTTTGTAGATGGGTCTAATTCCACCCTTATAACTCCGCCTCTACCCATATCTGTTTTTCTAAGCGATTGTTGCGCAACAGAAAGTCTTTTTATTGGATCTTTAATAAAATCAAATACCATTATCTCATCCCTGCTGCAATACTGAGTTCATTTGAACCATATGGATTCATTACGGGTGTTACCGTTCCAGATATTCCTGACCCACTCATAATTTGTCTCAGTCTATAAAGCACGTCGGTTCTAGCAGATGGCGCATCAAAAACTGGATAACTTGGGTTTGAAAGATTTGCTTCTCTTATCTGTTGTGGATAGTAACCCATCTGAGACATTTCAAGACCCATTGATTGACCTATCTTAACCTTTACATGATCCATATTGGTATTGGGATGCCAACCTTCCCAGGATGAATCTGGAAGCTGATGTCTTTGAAAGTATTCTGCTAGGTCTGGCTTTTCTTCAACCGGCATACCCCAAGCGGCTTCGTAAATTCTTCTTTCTAATCTACCAGCAGTAGAAAGAATTCTTTCTCTTTCTGGTGCTGGGGCATTTAACATTTCTACAAAGTGTTCTCTTTTTCTTTTTGGTATAGCAAGTTTTAACATATCTATTGGCATTCCATAAAGATCTGCCCCATACATTGTTCTCTTTGCAGCTTGTCTATATTGATTGGCTGCGGCGGAATCTCCAGATTGTTGTGCCATAGATGCTAATCTGGTGTTTTTTGTATATGTTAATATATCCGTGTACTCTTCAAGAGCAAGTTCTTTTTTTCTTTGGAGTGGCATGTATCTTTCACCAGTCAATTTTTGACCGAGTTGGGATATCGCAGATACGCCTCCACCAACCACTGTTCCTAAGGCGCTGCCAAATAATCTAGCTTTTGGAGTTCTACCAAAAAATGAACCAGTCACACCCAAAGCTGCTGCTGCTACTAATGGATTTCTTTGGGTTGACTTATTGAGCATTGGTTCAACAAAACTTTCGTATGGCCTTTGCCATTGTGGGAAAGTTGCTCCATAAACATTTCTTCTTTCCCAGTCTTCAGTTGCGGTTCTTTTGTTTAAAAACTTTGTATTGAATAAAGTATCTCGATGAGCTACAAATTCACCAAGCCTTTGCATTCTCCCTACATTGCCACCAATAATATTTTTTTGATCTGGGTAGGGAGTAAATTCATACTTACTTGTTGTTTGTTCTACTCGACCTCTAATTTCTTGAACTTTTATTTTTTGATCAGGACTTAAAGCCATCTTGTCCATCATTTTGTTTAGAGATTTAAACTGTTGAGAATATGGAGCAACATCTGCAAGAATTTTAAATTGATCAACTAAACCATACCTACCAGTTTCGTCTGCAGATACTTTATTAAATCTTTCATATCCTATTCCAGGAAGTCTTAACTCTCCTTCTTGGACTTTTGTAAATGGATCTCCTGTTTGAAAGTTAATATAATATTCTGGACCTGGCATGAATGGGTATTGTTTGCCCATTGTATTTGCAATTGGATTTATATAATCTATTCCAGTTCTTTCTTTTGGAATAAATCTTCTTACAATTTCAGAAAATTCTATGTTACCGAGAGCACCCTGCGCTGGAATTGGTACGTCACCCAAACCACCAAGATTTAAATCCCAAAAAGCTCTTGACGTTCCATATCCCCTCGATGCTGATTGAAGCATTGCTTTTTCGGGCTCAAAATCACCTTGACCAAATCCAAATTTTTCTCTAAGACTTGCAAATCCAAATCCATAAATACCAGCCATTTCTTGAGCTCTATATCCAAATTCTCCAGACAGATCAGATTCTATTGACTGACCAGCCGAAGCAATTCTTGGCGGCATTACTCCCCTTTGTTTTGGAGGACCATATGACATCTGCATTAGTGGTTGGTTTAATCCAGCTATAGCGTTACGAGTCATACCACGTGCAGTGTTTAAGGGGTATTGTGCTGCTCCCCTTAGGTTTGCATTTGAACCACCAACTTGAGAAGAAACCATAGTTGATGAGTATGAACCACCAGGACCACCACCTGCACCCCTATTTATTGGTATGACATTTGAACCACCACCCATTCCAGCATTGTACGCACTGGTGTCGTATGCTCCATATTGACCAGCTGGCACATACTGACCGAGACCCTGCATGACTTCTTGTTGGTGCATTGCAACTTGTGGTTTAAGAACTCTGCCAACAGTAGCATTGAGAACAGTATTTATGGGACCAAAAGGACCAGTAAAATATTCTCCTGTTACTGGGTACGGTCTGTCTTCATAGTGTTTTCTTTCAAATCTATATGGATCCAACGGTCTTAGCGGAGAAATATCATTGTAAAATAAGAATTTTTCTGCTGGACTTCCATATGTATCAGAGCTAAATAACGCACCGCCTTGTAGTTTTCTATACCAAGATGGCCTATAGTATTGGATCTTTCCACCCTTAAATGGTGTATTACCTAATGGCCAATATCTACCCTGTCTGATTGGAACTTCTCCATCCAGAAGTTGTTCTTTCTTTTCCTCTTTCGTCATTCCGCCAGGGGTTATGCCGGCTGCTATTGCCTGGGTTTCGACTATTGCTCTAGCTACTTTTGTTGTTACAAATGGGGAATATGTTTTCTCTCCATAGTTATCTTCTGGGCCAAGCGCTCCACCCAACATCCTGTCTGCTGTAAAAGCTGTTGTTCCAGCGGCATATATTGGAAGAACTCGTTTGCCAACCATTCCTCTTGCATATAGATCTAATGGACCTTTAAACTTGGATACATCTAACTGCATTCCTAATGTCCCAAAATATCTATTTAAACGTTCTACTCCCTGAGATACTGCAGTTGATGCCGTAGAATAAGAACTTGGATCTGAATATGTTGTAAAACCTAATGCACTCTTGATTGCCCCAAATGGATTTTTTTCGAATACAGTTCCAAAGGTTGGAACAAAAGTTATTGCATTTCCAGAAGATCCCAAAGGATCTGTTGAAAGATCGCCAATCTTATATTGAGCTGTTCCAAAAGCTTTTTTAAATGGAGGAATAAAAGAAGAAAATGGTCTTTTTATGTTTGTACTAATAACAGATCCAGAACCAGATATATATGGATCAAAGAATGATCTTACTGCTCCACTAGCTTTACCCGAAGCAAAGCTTGCTAATTGCCCTGCTGCGCTTCTTGCGTTATCAAATAATTGAACGTCTCTTTTATATGTTGAGAATGCACTTGTGTTAAATAGTGTTGAAAGTGCTGCGGCTTGTGCTTCTGCGAATTCTGATGCTGGTAATTGAGATTTTAATCTCAATATCACATCTTGCATCGCGATAAACATGTTGTCTTGATTGCCTGTTAGGGCGGCGTTGCTTTGTGAAACAAATCTAAATATTTCATTTCGCATTTCATCCATTTTTGTTGAAATAGATGGAGACCTTTGAGCCATCTGCGAAGTAGCTAAAAGATTACTCTCTCTTTGTAGTTTTCTTATTCTAGAAAAAGATTGTTCTATAACTCTTGGATCTATTCCCCTTTGCCTAGCCTGAGCCTTGAGCAGGGGGATAGATCCTTCAAGTTCATCTGCAAAATCAAACAATTCTTTTTGCGTAGTTAGATTAGCTATACTCTTATTGGTAGGACCAAAAGTAAACAATGTTTTATCAAATGTCTCTAATTGCTCCATTACCTTTTTGGGTAAGCCGTATTGAAAAGTGCTCTTTCTTAAATCATTCATTGCAGTCAGTATTTGTCTTTCTTCAATACCACCAACTGCGGCTCCAGCTTCATCTATGAAGCTAACTGCACCACCATTTGAATTTAATCTAATTTTTTTAGAAACACTATCTGTCTTAAGGGTTACTTCATCCCCGGTTAATAACTTAGATAATATTTTTGGATTATTTATATCAACATTTCTTTTTTGGAATCTAGATAAAAGACCAAATATAGAGTTTGGTTGTTCGGAATCAACAGCCATTCTACTCTTGAATTTAACAGCTCTTTGATTGTTGTTAGAATTATTTAATACCCTATCTAAGAATCTAGAACCAGATTGACCGGTTACCTCATAAGCGGCTTGACCAGATAGACCAGCTGCATATCTAGCATGTCTTGTGAGCATTTCTGTGCTATTAGTTGGAAGTGGTCTGTATGTTCCTCTTAAAGTTTTTCCAAAAGTTGCACCAGATTCTGAGTTAACAGAGTAACTAGTGATTTTACCTTTTGTTCCAAGGAATCCACCAGTGCTATGCCACATATGGAAATCTGCTTTTGAAGAAGCTAGATCACCAAATGGTTGTACAGATCTTCCTGGACTGTATTGTAATGGCCCTCTTTTTGCCATATCCATAAAAGATCTAAATCCAAATAGATCAGCTGGATTTAGTTTAATAATTGGTATTTGAAATTCAGACGCAAAGAATGAAGCAGTGTTTGAAAAAGTACTTTTTATTGTGCTGAAGTCTAGTATATTTCCTGATCTAGTTTTATAAACTCCATCTAATCTGCTAAGCCCTATCGATTTAGAAACTGGATCGTTAATTGCCATTCTTCCAGCAAGGTCTGATATTATTCTTTTTTGGGAATCAGGTAATCCTTTAAATCTATCTTTCTGTATAGCTTCATCTATGAGAAGTGGCTTTAGCCCAAAAATATTATAATTACCACCAAATAATCCAGATGATATCTGCCTCTTCTCTAAGAGAAAAGATCTTAATCCTACAGTATCATTTGGATCAAAACCTCTATTTGCTAACCCTCTTTTGACAATGTCATCCGATACTGTTCTCCCGGAATCATTTTTTAATTTTACACCAAGTACTTGTGCAGTTTTTCTTTGTAAAAATTGTTGTTTAGCTGAACTGAGTGGGCCGACAAATTCGTTATAAACAGCTTTTTGCGGTTTAAGAATTGTTCCAGCAATATCTACTAAATCATTTCTGGCAAAAGAATTCCATTGATTTCCAATCTTGTTTCTCATTCCTAGTTGGAATTCTTTACTCAAAAATTGAGAATTTGTTTCATCAATAATTTCTTTTAAGAAGTTTTGTGGACTAGTTCCACCAGCTGCAGCTGTTAAGGATTGCTCAAAACTTTTTCCGTGTTTGAGAGTTTTATACTTTTTAAGAACAATATCGTAATAGTCGCTTTCATCAGCAACAATTGTTGCTCTTCCTATTGAAATTACGTTTGTACTATGAGGTCCTCTTCCTGGAGTATTGACTCTTAGCTGACTTACAAAATCATCTATTTGATCATCGCCCAATACTCCTTTAGATTGAAGTCTTTGTGCAAGAAGATTCTTGTATTCATGTGTTTGTTGGCCTCTAAAAAAATCTGATCTAGAGAAGTTTTTATCTGATGGACCACCAGCACCAAGTATTGATACTTGTCCAGCAAGTCGCGTTAATCTACTGGAATGTTGAGATTGAATTCTTTGTATTGATTTTTCAAAAGCGTTGCGAGACGCTGACCCAACTGCCATCGAAGCATCTGATATAATTTCGTTATATCTAATTGAACTCTGGATTGCATCATATGCTTGCCCAGACATTTTAAATTCTTTATACCCGGATTTTATTGCACCGCTTAATCCCCTAAATGCGGGTATTGCATCAAATGCTCCATACTGAACTGCTCTATTTGTTCCGGGGACTGTAGCTGGAGTACTAAGACCAAATGCAAATGCTCTTACTGATTCAAGTGCTCTTTGTGATGGACTTAAATTTCTTGCCCTGGATGCGTCGGCTGCAATTTTGGAACCATGTCTAGCATCGTACAGGGATTGGACAAACCTTGGTTGTTCTTTAAAAGCTTCAGAAGCGGCGTTAAATCCACCACTTAGTTGTGATGATTTCTTTAAAAATTTATTTGATATGCTGGCGGCGTCGTGTCCAACTTCTGACAAAACCTCAGAAAGATCTACAATACCTCTACTTAAAGCCTGTCTTGTTGGGCTTTGGCTTCTTATCGAACTCATTGAGTTCTTAAAGTTTATTAAAGAACTTCTTGTAGCGGTTGAACTAGTTCCGAGTATTTCGAATGGCAAGATAGTTGTTGCCAAATTTGTAACTGATGTTTTAACAAAATCAGTTACTACGTCTACTGGGTTGTACCAGTTGACTTTTTTCTTATCTTCATTTTTTCCAAAGAAATTATCTGTTAATCCTCTTTGGGTAACATATAGTGCTGGAAGTTCATAGGGAAGTCTTCTTCCAGCTCTGATTAATCTTTTTTGTATCTCATCTTGCATTGTAAACAATGCTGGCGGGGCGTGAGTTGGACCCCTTTGAGCTTGTCTTATTTCGTCTTTTGTTAGATTATAAAGCCTGTTAGATTCGCTATTGACGCCTTTGTAGCCAGTAGTTAATCCTTCTTCAGTTTCAAATACAAGTTTTGAATAAGAATCTACTCCTTCTTCAACAAATCTTTTTACACCCTGCAGTTGATCTAAATGTCTTCTTATATCAGTTATTGTTCTAACTGAAGTAGTAGCAAAATCAGATGTTGAACCCTGCAGTTTTTGGGCTAACTTTAGCCCACCTTTTCTCATCATTGCCGACATTACGCCAGCAACTGCTATTGTTGCTCCAGTATGAGCAAAGAACCTCATTACCGGATGACCATCTAGGGCCTTTGTTAATTGACCGCTATTAGGAGAGACGCCTTCGGTTTCTCCTTCATTGAAAGATAAATCCCTAGACGTAACACCATAACCTAAGTTATGAATCGGTCCACGATCTCTAATCAATTTAATTCCCCTTGATTATTATTGCATGCCCCAAAGCTTTTGAGCTATTGGGTCTTGGTAATCTGCTTCTCCTGTTTTCTTGGAAAGATTATGCCTTGCCGCTGACTGCTTTTGTTTTGCGGATTCTTCTTCAGGATCTATTAGCTGAAGAGTAATATTGGTTGATTCAATTCCATTTATATTTTGTTTTATTTCTATAATTTTTTCAGATAGGGCGACCATTTCTGCCAATTGAGAGAAAGTCATCTTATCCAAGTCTTCGGGAGAGTATCTAGTTATAGTAGCCAAAACAAAGGCTTTCATTAAGCTTCTTACTTCATTGGCTTTTTCTCTTTTAGATTGTAATATACCCTTAGCCAAGCCAGCGGAGAAGAACCCAGAAAAGTCCATTATCTCTTGAGCCAGGGAAGAAATTAATCCAGGCTGGATTGCGTCTACAGAAAAGCTATCAGGATATACAACGGCACAATTAATAATTAAATCTTCTGCATCTAAAGAAGATGTTTCTTCAGAATTTTTATATTCAAGAATTTTGTCATATTCATCAAATGTTAATTCTCTAAAAATAACCTGTTGATCTTTTAGATTAACACTGAATATAGAACCATGTTTCTTTTTAAGTTCATAAAGTTTTTCAGGTTCTATCATGTTTTAAAATTACAACTGTCTTACTTCCAAGGCAACGAATCCGGAGGCCTCTAATACCTCTTGGGAAATCAAAGATGGAATACCAGCCATAATACCCTTCATCTCTATTTTGTCGTATTGTGGATAAAGAATACATAGTTCGGCAATTGCTTCTTCGTTCCACATATTAGCTTCGGCTGAAGTTAACTGACCAGCCTGAACAAGTTGTTCCATTTTCTTAACAAGGTTTTTATATTCAAGTCTATTAAGAACTCTCCACACAATATGCTTATCAAAAGTGATTGACGTAACATATACTTCGCCAAATTGTTCTTTCCATGTTTTGATCATTCCAGCGGTGGGGCCGCCGTCCCATATTTCCTGATCGTCAGGAAGGGATTCAACACTTACTGGCTCTTCAACTATCAATTCAGTGTCTACATTTTCTCCAGCTGGACCTTCAACTGTTACCTCTGTTACTTCATCGGCTCCGATTTGTTCTGCCAATTCTGCGTTGCCTTTGATTGTTACTTTTCTTCCTGTCATTTTTTCTCCTTAGATAAAAGAATCACGATACATTATACATGATATATTTTTATATTACAAATTTAAGTATTAATTATCTATAAAAAGATATTTGGGTTTTCATTTCTTGAAGAAGAATTATAGTTTGTTGCGGTTTGTGTTGCAACCCCGTTTTGGAACAAAGAAACAGTAGGCTCATCTGAGCTATTAGTTGTTATCGTATTTTTAATAAAACCTAAATCAACATCACTAAAATAATAGTCTCTAGCCATAAACTGATAATTTTCTACCAATGGTGAACCCCCCGATGCATAAGCGGTTGTCATGCTCATTAGTTGGACTTCTTGTAAAACTATTTTCATAGGACTAGCTTGGTTGTTGGTATTTGGTTTAATTAGTCTTTCATTAGTATCAGAGATTATCATTCTATCTAAATTAGATTCTATGACTTTATCTTCTGCTTTTAAATAATCTTTTGAAGTAGTTGAAACTTCTTCAACTCCGTATAGTATCATAAAATTAAATGGTGGATGTGCGCTAAATATATTTTTACCTGAATCTACAACATTTTTAGAAAATGGATCTGTAGATATTCTATCTAGTTGACTTTGCGCCCAATATTTTTGAATATTTTTTTCATCCTTAAGACTTCTTAACGATGAACTAGAAGATCCATAATCTACATTTCTTAGTGTAGATCTAACTAAAGAATCATTTTCTCTAGGGTCAGGTTGTTGCGATCTTACTCTAGCAGCCTCTTCTATTAAATCTGTTATCCTTCTTGGATATCTTGTATATACCGAAAACTCTCCAGTTATAATTCTTGTTCCATACATCATTGCGTCGAAGTTATAGGACCAAAATCCGTATAATGGTTGTTTTTCTTGCCTTACATTATAGGATAGAGCTGCAATGTCTAATTCGTATTCTTCAGAAAATAATCCATCAATATAAACCTTGATATCTTCTCCGCTAAAGAAATAATCATAATAAGTATTAAATGAATTTTTTTCTGGAGTTGGACTACCAGACCATATTAAATCTAATTGATTTGATAATGGATCAAATCTATCGTTTCTATTGCCAGCCATTAGTCCTACTAGAGTGTGTAAATTTCATCTATAAAATTTTGATAAAGAGTAGTTACGTTTACCCCATCTGCGCTATCGCCAAATATGTTTCTGTTTCTTTGAGCTGCTCTTTGAGCGGTTTCTTCTGGCATCTTCATCATTTCTTTTTCATTAATTATTTTAGTCATTGGCTGAATGCCTCTAGCCATAAATGTATAAGTTTGTTCGGTCATTATATCATCAATCGACATCGTTTGACCTTCGTCAACTATAGTAACCCCATATATTTTCATTTTAGCGGCATTACCGTATTCGTTGAAGAATGTAAATACAATATCAAATGGCGGCAACATGTCTGCTAGTGGTGCAAAGAAACCATTTGTTCTTGAAAGATAATCTTCATATTCTTTAATTTTATACCAAGAATACTCATTAAACACTGTGAATATTAATGACCCAGCTATTGTTCTAGATCCTTTAACAAATCCCCTTACATTCGAATGACCCAGTGTTCTTATCGGTGTATTCTCTCTGTGGATTGAATAGGATACAGTTTGAAGATCTCCTATTTCAAGATAGTCACCAGCTGTGTTGGCGGTTCCCATTGGGGGCAAGATCATTGTGGCAACAATATCCGCTCCAGCAAATGATACATTATTTAATGCATCATCGAAATTAAAATGTCCATTTTTTGGGTTAACCGAAGAGATTGTATAGGTCTTGGTGGCTTCTGCCATTATATCTCCCAAATAGAATAGTGCATGAAGGAATCCCCCCATGCACTATCTATAAATAATATTAATATTTAGTTATGGACGAATTACGTCTGTTCGCATACCCTTTACAGCATTACCACTTATAATATCTGTAAGATTGCCTTGGGTCTTTTGCAGGGCATCAGTTGCGATTGTATACATTGGACCAAGCTCTCTGGCAACATATGTCATTGTTTCTTCAATGACTATGTCATCCATTGATGCGCCCGAACCCTCGTTAAGAAGTTCTACACCATAGATTGATCTTACTGCGGCATTACCGTATTCGTTAACAAATGTAACTGTTATATCAAATGGTGGAATTTGGTCTGCGTAGTAAGGAACTTTTTTCTGTACATCTCTTGTCCAGTTATTTGCTGCTTCAGCTCCAAATCCCGGTATTCCTCTACCTAGTGCGTTTGCATCGCCAGGTAGTGTGTTATGAGCCCTGGTGAAAAAATCCATTGGTTTATTGTTTGCGTAATTTTTTTCCAACATTGTGTAAAGTGCTGGACGATCAAATACGGTAAAGATTAATGAACCAGCAATACCTCGCTTACCCCTTGAGAATGAACGTGGATTTGGTGAGCCCATTGTATAAATAGGTGCTTTTTCTCTTGTAACAGAGAAGGTAATTCCTGAAAGTGCACCAATTTCAATTCCACCAAATGTGGCTACAATGTCTGCACCCGAAAAAGTTGTATACGTATTAAGGTACTTATTTATAGTATTGTTTGTTTCTGCGGCCATTTTTTACCCTCCAAGCGGTATTATATATTAACGGCTATCTGAACCTCAATCGATTTTAATTCGAAAGCAGGTGTTATAACGAGGTCTACAATCGCCTTGTTTTCAGCTGGAACATATGTGACATTAAAATCACTTGCCAGCAAGGCACCTAATAATTGCATTCCCCTAAGTGATGATGAAATCGCCGTTTCCATTGATGTTCTCATTTGGATAGTCGATGGTTCACCAACAAACTTTTGACAAGCTTGACGAACAAGCGTTGCGGCTTCGTCTACAACTCTCTTTGTTGAAAGTCTTGAGTAATCCGAACCGAGCGCAGCAAATGTGAGTCCATCACCAAATACTGCAATTTTATTAAAATTAAGAACTATTGAGTTAACACCCTTATTGGCGAGTGCTTCTTGCTGAGTTCTTGTTGGTGCATAGCGTAATGCTTGTACGTTGTACAGTGGCTTTGCTGTAACAGATGAATACGATGGCAGTTTGCTCATTGCAGCTGCCATTGAGCATGCTCCATTAGCGTATCCATAATCATCCCCACTGCTTGTTCCGTATGATACTGGTTTTACTTCTGTTGCTATTACGCACACATATGGACCATAAGCCTTAAGGCTTGCAACGTCCCTACTTACCAGTCCGCTAAGACCTAGGTGAGAAGCAACAGATGCTGGTGTCATAACTTCTTTGATGCCAACATCATATGGCTTGACTCCAAGAATCGAAATACATGGGTTAATATTTTCTGCTATATTCTTAGTTCTAACAGCAGCCTTGTATGCCCAGCTATTTCCATATACTGTGGAGTTATCTGCGTGAAAACCATATTCTGTGTCGTTAGGTGTTGCTGGATCTTCCCAATCATCTGAATTGCCGCCCCTGCCCCAAGGAACGATAATATCAGGCTGAATGGTTTCAGCTGCAGCGTAGGCAGCGTCGAGCATTGCATCTTGTGTATATCCAGTCGCAGTTATATATCCATTTGTGTGATCAAACGAAGTTGAACTTGGAAGTGGAACCATATAGATTCTTTCGGCACCTGCTGAAATTAATTCCAAAAATGCTTTATGAAGGTCTGACCCCTCACCAAAAGCTGTAATTACATCAGCTTCTGTTGTTGCTTGAACGATATCAAGATCGCTAACATTTCCGGTATTATCTGCGGTGCTTCTTTTTGCTATTGCAACAATTCTAGGACCTGATGGTGTGTTTGTGCGCGATACACTGTAGAAGCGATCTCTAATTATGGTGGTTACTCCAGGAATAGCCATATTATCTTTAAACCTCCGACTAAATTATGGGGCATTAATTCTTCTTTTATAGTAACAGATAAGTTATAAAAATAACTCAACAACCTATTTTATATCATGATTTTATATAGTTAATTAAATCCAGGTGTAGCACTTTTTTCTAAATCAATAATATTAATGCTTATATTTTCATAGTTTGGAGTAGCCTCAACTAATAGTTCAGATTCATAAGCCATAGCAGTTCTTAAGTCAATTGCAATTTTTTCAATGGTTTCAGCTCTTGCGGCAAATGTTTTTTCCGTAGTGAGCATGTAGGTTACCGTTCTTTTGTGAATATCTTTAGACTCCCTATTGACTTCTGAGTCGGCTAATCTTCTTGAATAAATTAATTCTGAAGCTCCTATTCTTTTAAAGATAGGAGTAAATTCCATCATAAAATCTTCAAAAGTTTCAATTAAAGATTCGACCAAATAGGCGTTGTCTTGATCATCAATTCTTTCATTTTGGTTTGATCCTGATCTATTTCCAGCGGGAGCAAGCGCATGAAAGGCTATAACATTTTGAAATCTTTGCCCATAAATATACATATTCCCGCTGGTTATTTGTCTCATTCTTGGCTTTGGCTCAACAGAATGTGCTTTTCTTAATTCTAAAGAATAAGTTATAATTGCTGGTGTATCTTCCATTCTTCCTGTTGTCTGGCCAGTAGAGGAGTCCAAATAGTTTGGGTTGAACCAGGTAAAAGACGGGTCTGATGGAGAAGAGGATTTAATCGGAAAATTTGGAAAAGATTGTTCCCATAAAGATTTAACTGTAGAAATAAATTCTAAATAAGAAAGGTTCCCTTCTGATTGAAGTGGTTCGGCAAATCTTAATTTTGTATATGAATCTGTTTGGCCAAATTTTGGCCAACCTACTGTGTTTTGTGCCATGTTATGCTCCCGGCCCTGCTGCCAATGATAGATTTATTTTCTTTAAACCCAATGAAGAAACTATATTTATGTACAATAAAATTACGCCAGGTTCCGAACTTGATGGCTTTGCATTGAATTCAAAGTCAACTATTACCTTATCTTTCTTTAGTCCTTTAAGAAGTTGTGTTGTATTGTTAATTACTTTATCGTAACCAAATTTACCTATGGAATCATAACCAAAACCTTTTACCGAACTTGACAAATAAGAAGCTAATCTCATTTGTGGTAGTTTTGAAAAAATTGAATTTATATTAGCCATTGTATAATCATTTGTTAAGTATACCTGAAAAGGTTGCGCTCTTCTTGCCTTATTGCTTCTATATATTGTATTTATTCCTATGGCATCTAGCCTATTCATTTCTAATGAATTTAAATTTGTTCCATATACAGACATTGCTCCAGGTATTCTTTTTCTAACTAAACCAAAATTTAATGGATTAGAAACAATCAATCCAGCCACCGCAGCAGATACGGAGTTGATATATGTTGTGTCTAGTTGTGCGTGAGAGAATAAAGCTTCTCCATAAATTGGAACAACATATCTACCAAAATCAGATACAATATTTCCAGAAATATTATACGTCGTAAACTTATTGGACAAACTTTCGTTGTCTTCAATTTCATCTATATCTTCAGAAGTTATTCCATTTGTTCTTGATCCAATAACACCAATTTGAACATATCCAGTTTCATTATGGAACGAATCACAGTACATTGCTAACTGTGAAACAAAATCTATTCCACCAGTTTTAATTATGGAAACTTCTAATGGGACTATAACATCAATAAAATCAAGAACACTCAACACCGAATAAGTTACTGATAACCTTTCGTGATATCTTTCATAAAAAGTCTTACTTGTTGGTGTTGCGGATTCATAATCAATATATGTTGAAGATATTAGTCTTTTATCTATATCATCTACATATTCTGACATTGGAGCAGAAGCACAAATAAATATATTTTTAGCCCCAGCATCATATGCATCGAACACTCCTCTTAGAAGAGGGCTATTCATATCTGCATTTAATAGCTCAACTGCATGTTGAACCGATCTTATTTTTATCGGACTATTTAACTCAAGACCATCTGCATGGCCGACGAGCAAGAGTGATTGCATATTTGAAAAATTTATATCCTCATACGAAGGTTTATATGTGACTACACTCGATTTGTTTCCCATTGGGACTGTTGGCAGTGGTTCGTATGCTTCTTCTTTTACTTCAAATTTAGATTCTATTATGATTTCAGAATTACCATTAATAGCTTTTGCAACTGCTGTATACATTCCGGGATACATCCCCTGTGGAACTGTATAATTAAATATAAATTCAGAATTTACAGTTCTTTCTATATAGGCATTAGCATCTGGAGTTGCATTTGTGTATAGGTAAGAAATTGGATTTCTAATTATTGCAGAAAACCTATTGTCTCCCCTTACAACAGAAACTGTTACATCTAATGGGGTGGCCAATAAAGTTGGATCATATACTTCACCCGAATCTACAAACAAAAATTTAATTTTTAGTTTTTGATTTTTTTTTACAACTAACACATTAAACCTGTTTTTCTTTTGTTGCACCAACTACCCAGAATATAATTTTACCATTTTTACCACGCCTTGGAGAGCACGTGTCTATCAAGTAGATTGTTTGCTTACTAAATGCATTCGGTAGTGATTCGTATATTCTATCGCCCTCTTGCGGGTTAATCTCTGCTTCAAAATAATACACCACTTCTGAATTAACAGCAATTCCTTCAATTTGTTCTTGTGCACTTTTGGCATTGGTTATTCCAGATGAGAAAACATTTCTTGTAGTTACTCTTTCTAGAGTGTCTCTGTAGTTATTATTGGGCATTATCCTTTGTATGTAGACGTCGTGGCCCCATTCTTTTAATATTTTTTTAAAAGATCTTTCAAGATTAATCATATCCGCGTATGCCTCTGTCCGGCATTGGATCAGTTTTTAGTGCCGATCTCCTACTTGCCCCATAAAGATCTCTGTCTGTAAGCCACACATCCCTGTGTGTATCTGGGTCAGTAAATCTTCCTGGATTTGATATTTCAGAAGAAGGAAGACCCTTTGGTTGAATGCCCCTTGGGCCAGTTTTCATTGCTAACATTTCCTGCCTAAGTGCTGTTGCGATTTGGCACCAGGTAACAGCATTGCCTCTAGACGTAAGGGTTCTTGGAAAGTTTCTTGCAGTTACAGTTAAGTCAGCTAATGTTACTGAAACATCGTCGTCTCCACCATAATTGTACATTCTGCTGAGATCACAGGCGACAGCTGCCTTAATGTATTCAATTGCAGCATAGGCTAATTTATCAGCTTGATACGTAGATTTTATGCCGTAAATACTTTCTACCTCTAAGGAATGAAAATGAATTAACTCTCCTATTTCTATTAAAGATGCTTCCGGAAATAATGGGAGTATTTCTTCTGGACTAAGATATAATGGAGTAACGTCTGGAGCAAAAGTCATTATTTCCTCTGCTTTGAGAGTTATTGTTGGCTTATATTCGTCACTAGAAGTGCTTACGTAAAGTTGTTGATTGACTGTAATTTGCGTGCCGTTAGACATACTGCCAACAAATTTAATTTTGTATGTATCAGCTGTTGTAGGGGTAAAATCATAATAATATTCGGAACTTGTTAATGCCGTTGGAGCGGCGGAGACTATGACAGTTCCATCAGCTTTTGTTATTGTAACAACTACAGACAAAGGGCTAACTAAAATTTGTTCTCCAGTAGATGCGTTAATGTCAATAAATTTAACTTTTATTCTTACAGTATCATTAACGAGTACGCTGCTAGTAGTCATTTTTTCTCCAATAAAACTTGCATTTTTTAATTATAGTAGCCTATTTTAGCTAACTATGGATACTTCTCCTGGTGTACCAATAGATATTACTTGAGCTGATAATATCGCGGACACGTCTTTATCTAATACTTCAAGGGTTAAAATTCCACTTGGGCTTGTATCCATGCTCAATACGGCTATTGTCGTGTAGTTCGAATAATCTTCATTTAAAGAATATAATATTGTTATATTATTTAATATTATTGGATCGATAAGGCTTTGCGCCTTAATTATTAATGTTCCATTATATAAATAATTCGGGTTATTGTAGCTTAAATTAGCATTATATAGCATAGTTCTCCCGGGTTAAACTAGCTGTTATAGTAACGAATTTAACTTATTGCTCTACAAAAATTGTTGTATTGACAAAGGACTTGATCATTTTTGGCATAAAACACTATATATCTTAAGACTTTGTAAAGACAACGATTTTACTTGCGGCATCAAAGTCAGAATTATAGGTATTAATTTCATCAATTTTTAAATTATTTATTATATTTTTGCCAAGGCAGATTTGTAATGCCATATAAAAATTATCATTTTCATAATGATCGGCTTTAATACTAAAGATTGCTTTTCCTTTATTTTTTAAATAATCCATACTTTCAATTAGCTCTTTAACGCCAAGATGACCAAGTGTAAATGTGCCAGCGCTAACTATAAAATCATATTTTTTTTCTATTAATTTACTTTTTTGGGTAAAATCTTCGCAATAAAGAGTATAATAACATGGTAATTTATCTGCTCTTTTTTTTGATTTAGCTAGGTTAATCATCTCAATTGAGATGTCTACTCCATCTATCAGGCACTGGGGTCTATAGTTAGATAGGCTTTCGCCAACAATGCCAGTTCCACAGCCTATATCTAAGACGCTAACTATATTATCTGGGATTACAGTAGATGATACTTTAGCTATATGATCTGCTAGTATGTAATTAACGTCTTGAGCATATTTATCGTATCCCATTGCCCAATCATTATAGTATCTCTTTAAATCTTCAGATGATTTATAACTGTATACGCTTTTTACATTAAAGTCGTCTGGAGTTTTCACATTTAGAAAGTATGAACCCAAGCCGCAAATTCTTCGTCAGATTCGCCAAGATGCTCAAATTCTATCGTTCCAGCTTCTTCAAACTTTTTACGCAGCCAAGCACCATTTCTATCAAGCAGCCCCAGTTTGCTTACATTGGGAATAATTTTGGCAGCTAGCATTTTTCTAATCCAAGCTTGTGCTGGATCGTTAAGCAGAAATGGAGCTATGTCTTTTGTTTTGACTCCCATTTTCTCATACACCTCTTGTTGAAGCACTCTTTCTCCGACCTTAATGCTGGCCTCATAAGCAAATTCCTGACGCTCCATGATTTCAGCGTCTGTCATTTGGGCATACACTTCCTTCAGTGTGATTACGCCAAAAGAAATGTGTCTAGACTCATCTGTCATTACATTTCTAAGGAGCTGCTTTAGTAGTGGCTCTTTTGTTAGTTCGCGCAAATACGCCATTGATCCAAGACCCAAACCCTCAACCATGATCTGCATGCCGAGATATGTTATATCCCAACGGTTATCAGAAATTGTATCATCTACAAGGCTCTGTATGTGCCAGTTAAAAGGTAGAGTACCACCAAGCTTTGTATTTGCATACTTTGCAAATACTTCTACGTGACGAGCTTCGTCGACAACTTGAGTAGCCGCATATAGTTTTCCATCATACCATGGACAAGTCATCACCTGCTTAGAGGCGCACAACAATGCTGCCTGCTCTCCATGGATAAACTGAGAAATTAACCACTTTCTACTTTCAAGACCAAATTCAATCCATTCTTTTCTACCCCATTTTTCAATTGGGCTACCTTCATAGACCGACAAGTCTCTACTAGTACCAAATCTTGCATAGTCTTCCAGTAGGGTCTTTTCTTGATCTACCGGTATAGACCAGTCTAAAGCTGTTTCGCCATTCCACTGGTTGTTTTTAGCCTTCTCATAAAGCTTTCTTAATTGAGTGTGGACAAGAGAATAATCCCAGGTCAGCAGTGCATCAAAATTTGTTTTGACCACATGGTCAACTGCGTTAAAGTCTACTTCAGGTGCATTTAATATTGGATCCATATCACTAATATTAATGTTACCAATAAATTCTTTATAGGTTTCTTGCGTAATCACCTTATTCTCCTTGAATATCCTATGTAATATATAGACAAATTATATAGTAGTATAATTTTATCTGTAAACCAAGTGTAAAAATTAATTATTATTTTAAGGTATTTTATATTCTGACCAATCTGGATTTATATTTAAATTTTCTTTTAACGGTCTAAAGTTAGCGCTAATAACTATTCTTTTTTCATCACTATAATGACGATTTGTCATATGATATATGAATGAATTAAATAATGTTAACATCCCCGTTTCCGGTTTTATGCTTGTTGTGCTTTCCATAGTATTGCAATATGGTGTAATAAATATTAGCTCTGCGCTTCCGACTGGGGCGTTAACATAATAGGATATTGAGTAATAATCCAATGGATATAATTGGGTATTAACTTTATGGGTATGACCCACAACAGATTGCCCGCGTTCAAGCGTGAGAGTCCAAGCAGAATCCATAACCATTTCTTTGCCAAGAATACCGTTTACTGTTTCAGTTATTTTTGATAAAAGTTTAGCGCATTCTGGTTTTTCAAATGGATAATATCTGTCTTCATAGAAAGTATGTGCTGGATAAGGATCTTTAATGTCCGGAATTTTGCCAGAAAATTCTTCTATTTCTTTTTGCACTAACTCATTATCTATTCCACTAATTGCGCAGGTGTGAACATCAAGAGATATTAAGTTAATTTTTTTACTCATAATTTATTGCTTAACTACTATCGTTAGTCCAAAAAAAAGTGGAATGTGATACATTCTGCAGTCTTTTCTTAATTTTATTTCTTCATGATATGAAGCTGTAGGGGAAGCAACAGTGTCATTTTGGTATAAAAATATGCTGTCCGAAGAATTTTGTATAATTAAAATCCCATTAGTATTTAATCTATCTAGATAAAAATCTGGACCAACAAATGGGTTTTCCATTTCTTGCGACCATCCTATCATCATATCAAACATGTATGCATTGCAGTTATCTTTTTCTAAATCTTGATGACTAACGACTTCATGCTCTATAGGGGCATACTTTTCTTGAAATTTTTTATACAGAGATGTTTTTTTATTATTCAACATATATATTTTAGAACCATAAATATCTTGAAATGGCTTTAACTTATAGGTGTCCAATCCACCAGATATACCTAATATATGTTTTGGCTTACATACGTCCGCCAAAAGCTGAGTTACTAGTATCGGCATCCATTGAGATTGCCCATAGGAATCAGCTAAATTTGGTCTTGGATAATGAATAACAAATTCATAATCACTTGCACCACCGGTAGCTATATTTCTTTTGTCTACTTTAATGGTGTTCCACAAGTAATCAGCAATGGCTACTGATTGTAGACCATCATCTTTTGATGCCTGAGTTGTATATTCTTTCCAATCATATGCCCAATTGGTAAAATCAAAACATTTTTTAGTTTCATATCTTTTATTGTTTGTCATTTTTTACCTCATAAAGTGCATACTGTATGCCAAACCAACATCTTCTTACACCTCTACATAAAACAATATTTTGTTTTTTTATATACTCTTGTGCTGCGATGTTATAATCGGGGTTGCTATGTTTATAAACATACCTAGATCTAATTAGATTTATGGACTCATCTATTGAAAAATCATTAAATTTATCTTCATCTATTCCGAGTATATATAGAAACGATGCTAGATGTTGAGAATTTATTTCTAAATCTTCTAATGAATTATATTTATCCTTTGTCTTTGTCATCTGTTTCTTCTTTATACATTGCAACACCCTGACACATGCTCACTGGTTTGCCGGCCACATAATAAACACCAGTAGAAGAATCCCATTCCATTATTTCATTATCCCAATCTGGAAGGTCTGTTATAGATTCGCCTTTTCTTTGCGACAAATCTAATTCATTATTAAATTCATTTGTTTCGCCAATGCTACTCATTACTGATCTAACTTTCTATAAGAAATTATTTCTTCAATTAGACAAGCAAACGCTTGATGCTGAGGGGTGTGTTCCTCGAATGGATTTTTAGAATTTTCGTTTAAACTTGTATAATCTATATTTAAAAGTGAACTTAACACGTCTATAGATTTAGCTAAAAACATTCTAGCTTCATTCTTTGCTTTTATTTTGTCGTATTGTCCTAGTTCCATTTTTTCCTTTATACTTTTTTCCTAAACAATTACAGTATACAGTATTTTCTTTACCAAAGCCAAGGTGGCTGACTAGTAAAGACATTATATTCTTGATTAAAAACATCTCCTACTTGTGGGTACTTTCCGCGGATGTTGTTGTCGTAATCATGGCATCTTTTAAAATGTACATTTGGATGATTTAATTGTTTCGTATAATGCTCTTCCCATTTTTCAATTGAGCCTAGAATTGTTGTTGCATCACCGTCTTCTGTGTTTTCTTCAAAATTTTCTAAAACCAATATAACAACATTCATTTTATTTAAAAGCGCATAACTTGCCATAATTAAAATTAACCTTTTTTAAAAATATATTCTTTGTAAGAACATTATATCATATTATCTTATGTATTATTAATGTTCTGATTCTACATTATTTACTTTGTTTAAAAATTTTCTTTCTTTTGGCCACCTATTTGCTAGCTCTTTATTTTTTGAAAAAAATCCTTGAGATACAAATCGATCCCCACTTGTAACAGGCAGTACTTCGTGAGCGGCGTCTTCGATTCCAACATCAGACCATATCAAAAGAGAATTTGCTTTTGGTTTAAAGTTAAAACCTGTCATCGGCATGTTGAAGTTACCGCCCTCATAATCATCATTAATATAATAAACTGAAGAAAAATCAGTTCCTGCATTTTTTTCAGGCAGGATGGTTCCATCACAATGAAGTTTCATGTAACTACCTGTCGCAGCATGGGCTAGCCATGGTTCGGTTTCTCTGTATATTTTATCGCCCCATATATCAAAAATTATTTCTTCAGTTTTTTGTTGTATGCTTTCAAGAATATCATAAACTTGACCGTAACTTGGTACTGCCATTGATATCTTATAGTTATCACCATGTCTAGTATCTTCTGGATATGGTTCATCTATTTGGCCACTATTGAATAGAATATATTCTTCTTCTGACATTAAAAATGAACGTTTAAATTTTACATCTGAATTTTTTGTATGGGTATATTCTTTCCATCTTATCGGTCCACCATATCCAACGAACTCAAAATTATCTTTGTTTTCTATGCAGTGTTTGTGTACAGTTTCTCTTTCTTCTTCTAAGAGAAAATCGGTGAATATAGTTATCATCGGAGTATAAACTTTTTTCATACTTTATTTATCCTTTAAATTATTGAAAAAAATCCTTGAGATACAAATCTGTCTCCGTTCGTAACCGGAAGAACCTCGTGCGCCATATCTTCGTGGCCTGAATTAGACCATATAACAAGAGAATTGGCTAGTGGCTTAAAGTTAAAACCCATTACTGGCATGTTAAAATTTCCACCCTCGTAATCATCGTTTACATAATAAACCGAAGAAAAATCAGTTGATGCGTTCCTATTAGCTATAAAGGTTCCATCGCAATGCAACTTCATATGATCGCCAACCGAGGAATGTGTTAACCATGGACCACTTTCTCTAAACGTTTTATAGCCATATGTATTTAGAATTACTTGTTCAGTTTGCTCAAGCATGCGAGTTAAAGTTTCGTGTATCAAGCCATGCGTAGGTATATCCATATACATCTTATAATTATCACCGTGTTTAGTATCGTTAGGATAAGGTTCTTCTATTTCACCTTTGGTTAACAAAGAATATTCTTCTTCTGTCATTAAAAATGAACGTTTAAATTTTAAGTTTGGATTTTTTGAATGAGTATATTCCTTCCATCTAACTGGTGATCCATACCCAACAAATTCAAAGTTATCTTTATTTTGTTTGCAATATTTGTCTATGATTTCCCAATGGTCTTTTGCAAGGAAGTCAGTAAATATACTTATTGTAGGAACATCTTTTTTAATTAAGTTATTCATAATAAAATTTTCCAGATGATAAAGCTGAAGGTGGGCTATCCTTGTGCCAGACGTTAATCACAACAACCCTTCTAACTCCTGATATGGGTGGAGTTGTATTGTGTATAACATGACCTGCGTCGAATATTATTAATCTATTTGGCATGCAGGCGATTCTTTCCCTAAGTTCTATGGGGACTACCAAGGGATTCATGTTTTCTTTTTCAAGAGCATTTTCAGAATCTTCGGATATAGCTGTTGGATGAAGTTCTAAAAAACCACCAACAACATCGTTTGTTTCTGGATAATATACGCAGCCGATTCTTGGGCCCCTAAATACTTTAGTGTCGGCATATAAAAAAGTATCTTCGTCTACATGAACATCTAAGAATTGTCCTGGCTTAAAAGTTCTAGTCCAATACTCAAATCCACATAATTCCTCAATCGGAAAAGGAAGATTGTTTTCCCAAACTGCCCTAATTAGTCTTTTTCTTGGCGTATTTGCCTCAGATTTATGCCAGCCATCCCAAAACATATACGGGGCAAAGCAGTCGCACAGCTCATCATGATATCCGTTTAAAACTGTTGCGATGCGCTCTTCATCGCCCATTGACTCTGGGAAGAAGTCTTTAGTATATTTAATTTCATCCAATAATATTGGATCTTTTATAAAATCATCTAAAATAATCATAATTTATATAGTACTACAGTTTGACCGCATATGTAACAGCAGCACCTGTTGGATTATGATATACGCATGAATTTTCTGTATTTTTAAGTTTTTCGTGAACTTCGTGAAAGTCTGTAAAAACAGATTCATCTTTATACAGGGAATCGGTACCAGTGTAAAGTATCATCATAGTTCCATTTTTATTTAACATATTAAAGAATCCAACAATACTATCGGGATCATGGAGCACGTCGTGCACACTCATGCATATAAAATCATATGTTTCTTTTGTTCCGAGCTCTACTTCTTGCATTGAAAGAATATTATAATTCCAATTTTCATTATCTTTTTTTATTATTCTTTCAAATAAATTTAATTGGTAATTATTTAATAATGTTAGTTTACATTTTTTATGCATTAGTCTTAATAAACCTGTATTGAACGCAGGCAATGTCATCAAACAGGTTTTTGGATTGGCTGTTAAAAATCCAAATTCATGAGTATTTGCCGCATAATAATAAGCTTGATTAGTATTCCAAAAATGACTTTCTTGGCTAAATACATCAAAATACCAAATGAGAAAATCCATCCCCGCTGCTATTTTTCTTTTGTCTAGATCTAGGGTGTCTAAATATTGTTTTACATTTTTACTTTTTTGTATTGATTCTTCGACTGATTCTATATCTGTATATTTTATTAAGTTTACTAAATTATCAAAATAATCTTTTTCATACATCATCTTTAATAGCTCCAATCGCTAGTTGTCGCATATGCCAAAGTCTTCTTATGTTTCCTATTAAAGAGATTCGTTGATTCTTTAAATATAGATAACATGGGTCTTGACCTATATTTATCTTGCCAGATTCAACATCGTCTATTGGGGCTATTGTTAATAGCCTGGCAGCAGATATGATTTCGTCTATAGTATATAAATCTATATTTGATCCATCTAAACTAATGCAATATAAGTAAAAAGAGATTTGCTTATCTATATACTCTAAGTCTTTTATTGGATTATATCTCATGTTAAATCTTCTATTTTTGGAGATAGAGGTAAAATTATATATCTGTTCATTTCTGCAAAATCACTTGTCAGCACGTATTCCCTAGTCGTGCCACCATTTTCCATAATTATATTTTCATCTTCATCCGAGTATGATGGAGTAAAATCATCCATTTTTTCTGTAAATTCATGTATAAGTTCTTCACTAACCTTTTTGGGTTCCATGCTAACTTATCTTTTTAAGAGCTACAATTTGGTTATAAAGAGATGTTATTGAATCTATTTGCATTTGAGATTTTTCTTCTGTACCCAAAAGATCACTTAGTGAATTTGATGCCATTGCTTTTTCCATATCTTTCCCAAGAAGAAGACATAGTTTATAAATAGATTTTGTTAAATAAACACTGGTTTTCTGCTTAATCAAATTAAGCTCTTCTTGCCCAAGAGTGGCCATTAGTACTGCTCCATATTTAGCGCTACAAGATATTGTAGTGAATCTTCTTTGTATCCTTTTCCTTCAATCTGTTTTAGGTAGTCTTGTCTAAGAAATGGAAGATAAAGATTTACCTCCATTGTAGAATTTGCTGGATCTTTTAGCGGATCAAGAACGTGTTCATTTAGTTCTTTATTTGGACTACCATGACAATACCAACCAAGATAGGCGTATCTTACTCCGTTGCCTGTTGGTCTTATCTGATGTGCTGCCATATAATCGCTAGGAAACATTAATACATCTCCCTTTTTAGGAGAATAGTCTATGTCTAAATAAGGAAAAAAATGAGACCCTCCTGTAAAGTTTTTACCGTTAAGTTCGGCGTCTGATTCAACATTATCATTTATATAGAATATTGTTCCAACTACATTTTTCATGGCTAGCTGCTGGCTTGGATGTGGAAGGCCATACATATAATCTGTTTGTATATCTGCATGTGGGCCCATATAAACATTAGATTTATATTGAGTTATATGACCTCTGCTCTGCCACCAAACACATTTGTATACCAATGGAAATATTTCTATATACTTTAATAAGCATTTATATTTAACTTCATCAATAAAAGCCAAGGTTTTTATTGCGTGCAGTTCTTTATCTCTATGAATTCTTGTTGCCCTATATGGCATTTGCTCAATTTGCTCAATCGGAAAAAAATATCCACTATTATTTACGTAAACTTGTTCTCCCGTATTTGGGTGAATAGTAAGTGAATACATTTCTGCTTTTTCTTGCTCTATACTTCTTTCGCAAAAACCATACATCCAATCCCAGTCTATTGTGGCGGTGTTTTCAAAAAGAACGACTCCACCACCAAGATGCTTTGGCTCTACATCAACGTAATTCATTGTCATTATTTTCTCCTGGTTTATCGTCTAATTCTGCTAGTTTTAACATTCCCTTAAGTCCTGGTCCAATTTTATTACCATCTGCATCTAAGCCAGTTTTTATTCCCTTTACCCATGTCCATGGTTTATCTTTTGAATTTTGCATTTTGAGATCATTATATTTTCTTCTTGATTCTTCTAATTCTTTGTTGTCCCATCTATTTATCACTTCAAACTCAACACTCGGCAGTAAGTCTGTTGGATAGATATTAAAAAATAAAAATGGACTTCCCTTAGGGAATACAACAGGTTCATTTATTTTATGAATTACCCAATTTGTTTGAACCTCATCTGGCCACCAGCTACTTGGTATACTCGCAGTCATCGGTGACGCACCGTCTATATAGTAATTTGGCGAACCGGTTGTCCACAGACTATAGCCTTCTTCTGTGTTTATTGCCCAACCAGTTGCAATTGATATCATTCCATGTATATTTGAATGAGCAAAATGAAAGCCATTATGAACTCCACCACTAATTATTCTTGCTGGACTTGGTCCACCATCCCAAATAACTACCAGCTCTTCTGGTAGTATCATTTCCCAGCCGCTAACATTTGCTGTAGTTACCGGAGTGCATTGATATGCGTGTTTGTTATGGGTGTTATCCATCCAATCTCTTTTAAGGCGCGACTGCCTTATTTCAACTGAATTATTATGAGTTCTAGATAATATTACTTTTGTCATATTAAATACCTGAAAATATGTAATCTGGATCTAAATTCTTTATTGGCCCTGGCATTCTACCATGAAATCTCGGACCTCGACCAGCGTCTGGATCCGCTGGGGATCCATCTAGGTTATGCCCATATTGGAATCCTTTATGGGTTCTCTCGTTATAATCAAACATTGTAACAACAGAATATTTTGTGCCAGATATAACTGGCACCGAACTATGTGCATAGATATATGTTGAGGGGAATAATATTATGTCTCCGACTTTTGGTTTTATTTTAAATCTAAGTGTATCAAAAACCAATTCTCCACCATCATAATTATCATTCAAATAAGCCACAGATGACACGGTACAATTGTAACTATAACCATGATCTGCATGAGCAGAGAAGTGTTCTCCTGAAACATATTTAACAAAATTAAAACTTTCCATAAAATCCATTTTTATTCCGTGTCTTACCTCATAATCATAAAGACAGTCAAGAAGTGGTGCTTTTACTGAATCGCAAATCTCTTTGATTTCTTTTTGTTCTGGAACATCTTCCCAAACGGTATTATCTGGATGTATTTTAAAATCACTACAATTTCTATAACTTTTGTTTTTATTTAAATCACCAGTTGTTCCCAAGTCCCATTTAAATCTATCATTAGTAGATTTTTCTAATGCAGTCTCGAGTTTATCTATTAGGCTTTCTGCATCGGGGATGGCTCCTCTGTAGACTATAACTCCTAGTCTTGGGTCAAAAACATATTGTGGATTCATAATTACCTATTTCTGATAAATGTGTGATATAATTTATTAAAAGCAAAGCCCATTATACCACAATTTTTGGAGAGCTAATTATGTTTAATGAAGAAATAACAGAAGAAAAACCCTGGAAAGTTCTTCCTGGAACATTTGGAAATTCTACCGATAATATTAAAATTATAGAAAATTTTATTGATAAAAAAGATTTGTTATCTTTACAAAATTTTGTAAAAAAAATAGATGAATGGGACAACTCAAGAGAGAGTGAATATCATGAAGATGGAACTATTAAATATGGTGCCGATGTTTGGTTAAATAGGACCTGTAGTTCTTATATTGTAAAAAAATTAGATAGAAATATCTATGATCTAATTGATTTTTATATTGATAAAATGACTGAAAGTATAAACAGCAATTATAATTGTATTGTTGAAAAAAGACCACCAGTCATCGTTTGTTGGCGACCTGGAGATTTTCAGATAGCACACGCCGACAAACAGCTCCAAGATGGAAGACCCAATGCTTTTCCAGATTATGACATTAATTCATTATTTTATATTAATGATGACTATATCGGGGGAGAATTATTCTATACCCAACACAGCAAGAAGTTAAAGCCGGTAGCGGGAATGGCAGTATCACATCCTGGAGATGTAAATTACATACATGGAGTAACTCCAGTACTATCCGGAGTTAGGTGGGTTATCCCGGCTTTCTACGCCGTTAAATCTTTTTAATAAGATTATTTAAAAGCTGGAGGAGAAAAGAATCCTGGGGGACCAAAAAATCCTGGAGGGGCAAAGAACCCTGGAGGAGCAAAGAACCCTGGAGGAGAAAAGAACCCTGGAGGACCAAAGAACCCTGGAGGAGAAAAGAAGCTCGGTGGGCCGAAGAACCCTGGTGGAGCAAAGAAAGCTGGAGGAGAGAAAGCTCCTACAGTATAATTAATTGCCGTTCCCAAAGGAGTTACAGTTGTGTCGGTAATCGCTGGAGTTACAACATCATTTAAGCCTGAATTTTGTGTTGGGGTTGTTGTTACTGATCCAACAGTAAAACCAGCAGAAGTTATAGTTGTATTAGCTGTAGCCTTTGCTGTGCCTTCTGCAATTGTGGGTTTAGCTTTTTTTCTATTTTGTTTTTTACCTGAATTTTCAGCCATATTATGATGCCAAGTCTCCTAATGCCACCCATGTATCGGTAGCTCTTTTGATAATTGTAGCAGATGACCACTGAGCACGCAACTTAAGACCTGGAGTTGCGTTGACTGTAACTCCAGCACCAGCTGTTAGCGTGCACTGTCCAGCTCCTGTTTGGAGCACTGTAATAGTAGTTCCAACAGGAAGAGCCACTGAAGAGTTTGGTGGTATTGTCAAAGTGTTTGCAGAAGCGTTGTTCATTTCAACCATCTTACCGCTATCTGCTAAGACTAAGGTATAACTAGCTACTTGAGCGTTAGTGACTGTGTCGGTAAATATTCTTTGATAGTTAGTGCCATCATTAGTGAACTCCCAACAGTCTGTGGTTTCATTCCAGCGTAATTGAACGTTTGTTGAAGTACCACGTTCAATTTCAACTCCAGCATTTTCGGATGGAGTTCCAGCTTCATTGTTATTTAATACAATCAAATTATCATTGATTGTTAAAGTTTCAGAGTTAACAGTTGTGGTTGTTCCGCTAACCGTTAGGTTGCCAGTAACAGTAAGATTACCTGCCACTGTTGGGTTGGATGTGTTAACCCAGGCTGAACCATTGTACAAAAGAACCTGGTTAGAAACTGCAGATGTTATTGTAACATCTGACAAATTGTCTATTGTAGCATCTAATGATACTGTAGCTGTTGAACCTTCTGATTGAGTATGCGCAACAGATATACCTGTTCCAGAAGCCACATTAACCATGTAGTTACCAGTTGTATCAGTGCCGAGATCAACGGCATCGTTTACCCAAGCAGAACCGTTATACTTAAGGAACTGACCCGAAGCAACAGATGTAATTGTTACATCGGTAATATCATCAATTGC